CAGTCGGATTGCCGCCGCTTTCCGCCATGATGATGTTATCGACAACGCTTCCGCCTTGCGGACGTGCAGCCGCGCCGGTCCCCGCCTCGATCTCTGGTCTTGCGGGCTGGCTCGAACGCCACGGCGCTGCGGAGCTTGTCTGCGGCGCTGGCGATCCGCCGATACCCAGAACCTCACTGAGCAGCTTGTTCGCTTCGCCGCGCTCCTTCTTGCCCTCTTCACGCATGCCGCGCATATGGTAGCCGCCGACGAGCGCCTTCGCCAGCCGTCCAGCGCCTTCCGTCCAGTGTCCGACCGGACCGCCCTGCATGCCCTGCTGGAGCATCCCATAGGCCATTCTCTGCCGGGCTTGGTCCTCGGCGGACGTGCCCGGATCGATCAGAAAACTTTGCTGGACCATTTATTGCACCGCCAAATCATAGTTCACTGCTTTGAAACCGCCGATTTCACGCACTGCTTCAGGATTGATGCGCTCGACCTCATCGGCCATCAGACCAAGCTGCGGCGCATCTGATCCCTTCATGCGGTAGGCATAGACGTTGAGGCCATTGTCAAGCTTGCCGACCGGCCTGATATGCTTCTTCAGCCGCCTGTCGGACATGGCCCAGCCGCCAGCCGCCGCGCTGGCAATATCGAAGATGCCACCCATCTTGGCGTTGTGAGAAGCGAGCTGATTCTGGTAGTTCTGGTTTACGAGACCGGCATAGTCCACGCCCGAAACCTGCGATTGCGGCGTGTTCGTATATCCGGGTTGCTGAACCTGCGATCCCGACAGCATCGCCATCATCTCGTTCAATGGCTGGTTGCGCTCCGTAAGCGCCTGGTTCGCGGTCGTCCCGTATGCACTCAGATAATTCTGGTCATAGGCCGACTGCCGGTTCTGCGAATGCTCCTGCATCGCGCGGGTGTAGGCTTCCGTTCCCGGATTGACACCCTGATTGGTGAGCTGCGTTTCAAGCGCTGCTTGCTGGCGGTCCCACTGCGGGTTCAAGAAAGTGTCTTGAATATCCGTCAGTTTCTTGGCCTGCGATGCTTCAAAGTTGAACGGTTGGCCCATCGTGCCGGCAACGTTATCAGCTTGCGTATTGCCGATCCCGCCGAGCTTGCCAGACAGTGACATATACTGATCGTAAAGCGCCTGATTCTCCGGCGAAAGCGTTTGCGTCGCTGTGTATTGCGGCGTCCCAGATGCGCTCGTTCCGGTTTGCTCATAGCTTAATGAGCCATAGGGCGTGTTCTGGTTCACCATATTCAACTCTTGCTGAGTTGTTGCGGTGGCTTTATTCATTTGGGTTTGCGCGGCGGCTGTGGCTTCTGGCGATGGGGCCTTGGGTGTCTTCATCTTCGTTGTTTAATTCCTATTGCGCATACTTCGCAAATCAGGTAATCCCCTTCCTAGAAGGGAGAACTTACATGACAGACGAAGAAAGATTTTGGGCAAAAGTAGCAAAAGCTGGTCCAGATGATTGCTGGCCGTGGACGGGGCATACTCATCCGAGAGGATACGGAATTTTCTGGCTTGACGGCAAAAATGTCAGAGCGAACCGATACGCCTTGGAGCAAGTTGAAGGGCCGCCGCCGTTCGAAGGCGCGATGTCCCTTCACTCTTGCGATAATCCTCCATGCTGCAATCCAGGACACCTTCGCTGGGGAACGGGAGCGCAAAACTATAACGATATAGTCTTACGGCGAGGACCGATCAGGGGCGAAGCTTCAGCAAGCGCCACTGTCACCAATGAGATCGTTGCAACGATCTATAAAATGCGCCTTGACGGATACATCATCACGGAGATTGCCGCAGAGCTAGGCATTCCAGAGACGACGGTCGAAAACATCTATGTGGGCAAGGCGTGGCCGCATCTTCTTGGCGTTGACGGAAACCCGACCCTCGAAGAACTCAAGGCGAAGAGGAAGCGCAAAAACCCTAAGCGCGCTCACAATCTGGTTGTCACTGACGACATTGCCGACGACATTCTTCGTTCCCGCATGGCTGGCGAATCCATCTCCGCTATCGCGACGCGCCTTGACCTGCCGCGCGGCACCATATCTCCAGTCTACTGCGGCCTCTCGTGCAAGCACAGACTTGGCGTGGATGGCAATCCAACATTCGACGAGCTACGAACGGTTCAGGCTCCCAATCCAAAATACAAGCTAACAGAAGACGACATTATCGAAATCAGATCCCATCTAGGCAATGGTGTGGTTGGCGCTGATCTGGCGCGCCGATATGGTGTTAGTCGTGCCACTATTGCGAACATCAAGAGCGGGAAGAGGTAACCACTTCCTAGCTTGATCGGGAAACAGGGCGTAGACGAAAGCATCGTCCCGCTTGAGGGGGCCGTAATAACGGCGCTGAACGCATTCGAACTTGAAGCCGAGCCGCGTGATCAGGTCACGCATGGTCTTGTTGTCGCGCCGGGTTGATGCGGTTACTCTGATGCAACCGAGATCGACGAACAGATGTGCGTAGCAAGCGCGGATGGTGCGGCGCGTCATCGCGCCCGGCGCATAGATCGTCAGATCGGCGTTGAAGCCGTTATAGCCTCCGACAACCCAGCCGCCGACAAGTTCTCCGGCATCGTTCAATATGCCGATTGCCCCGAATGGAGGAACGATTTCCTGCCCGAGGCATGACCCGATCCATCTTCCGACTTCGGCGTCACACCCGACCAGTAACCGCATCAGATAAAGGCTCCGGACTCCATCAAGACATCAAAACCATTCACGCGCAGTGTCGGGGCCAGATCCGCGCCGCCAACTGAAAGCACGCTGACTTTGCCCCGGATCGAGGCGCAATACCCTATGCCCGCAACGGTCGTCCAGTCCGCTATCGTCCGTTCCTCTTCCGGCCATACGTCTACGTCCCATACGGCTTCATCCCACTGAGCGCCCGGCGTTATGCTGCTGTCGGGGACGGATAGCGGGGCGTCGTCGCGAAAGTCCGTATTGAATGCGATGCCAAGCGAGACCTGCCCGTCCGTCGTCAGGATCGGGCGACACATGACCCAGCGTTTCAGGTTGCCGCGCTGCTCGAAATAGTTGAAAGCCGTCTTGAACTCTGCCTCGATAGCCGAACCGTCGTCGGTCCCGCCTGTGTCAGCCTCGTAGACAATCCCGGCATTGCCGCCAAAGAACAGCCTGTCCTTGAACACCTCCCAGCAATTAGCCTCCTGGCCGAGGAACCGGCACCACGCGCCAGTCACGGTGTTCATGACATATTGCTGCTGCGATGCGTTAGCGGCGGCCGGAACGTTCAATATGGCGCGTGTTCCACGTGGATAGCTGATGAGCTGCCAGCCGAAATTGTCCGCCCAGTTGCGCGCCGCCTGGTTCATGGTGGGCTGAATATTTGCCGTCAGGGAGACGCTGATCGCCGCGCCGCGCTCGATGACCAGAGCGCGGCTGATCGGCAGGACGCCGTCGATCGATATGATGACGAGATCCGCGCCAACCCGCGTAAAACACCGCATCCCGATCGGTGGCCCGATCTGGAATACGCCTTTCAGTTGCCATGTCGCAGCGCTGTCCGGATCGATGCCGGAATAAATCGCCACTTGCCCCTTGGAGGAAACGAACGCTGCATAGTCCTCCGGCCCGTCGCCGCCGTCGATCGACCATGTTCCCATCGCAACGAGATAGCCGCCCAGCGAGAACAGCTTGCCAAGATCGAAGGTTGTTGCATCCCCCTGAATGGAGTTTGTCGGAAGGTATGCGGCCTTTGTCGAATCTGCGAGAACGAACCACAGGCGGTTTTTATGCACGTTGATGTTGACGATTTCGGAACTTGTGATGCCGGTGATCGTCGGCGTTGCCCAGCTCGTGCCGTTGTAATATCTTGGCGCATCGGCTCCATTGCACACCCAGAGGAACTTGCCGCCGGTCGTGGTGAAGTTCACATGCTGGAAGCGGGCATTCGTCAGGGACGTGACATCAGCCGATGGCGTGTCCGTCGTCACATCATAGATCGTATCGTTCGCGGCGGCAAACAATGCATCGCCAGCGGCGGTATCGCCATGATACGCCATGAGGCTTTCAACAGGCGTCGTCTCGGTCGTGTCGCTGTGCTCGATGAACCCGTTACGGGTTTCGATATAGCCCGGCTGGGGAAACCAGTTGTCGATCTGGATCGCACGATCCGGGGCCATGTTTGCAAGAGGCGATATTGAATCCCAGCCCCCGGTCGGAGGCGGGACCGATGCACCGCGCGCGACAACACCGCCGCCGCCGGTTCGCCGCTTGCGTTGAAGAACTGCCGTCAGTCGCATCAGCTTGATGGCCCGGGGAAGTTGCCGTCCTGAATGTGGCCGGTGCTGATCAGGAACGAACGGGACTGCTTGCGGGACAGGGAAAGCGTCTTCTGGCCGCCGTCTCTGGCTTTCTCGCGGTTTACCCAATCGATATATTCCGCTTGAATATCGGCATAGGCGAAGCCCTTGATCTGCCAGAAGCGCCACTTGATGCCAAGCTGAAGCAGTCCGTCAGGGAAGACAACCTCGTCATCGTTCGCCGTCAGCTTGTTGGCAAATGTGCCATCAGCTTTCGAAACCCAGCCGTTCGAGATATATTCCCAGACAAGGGTGCCGGGATAATCTCCTGACGCCACGGGCGGCGGCCAGATCCGGAACGCGGTCGGCCGTCTGCCGACCTGCCGCCATTTACGCCGGGGGCCGAACGGAACGATGCCGGAGCGTTGCCACTGATCGACCTGCGGGGATTGCGGACCGACAAGCTCCCATTGAAAACGCCGATCCCAGTGGGTCTGATCGATATAACGATCAAAGTCTGTCGGGATGTCGAACGTGTCTTTGGTGAAGGTGAGATCCACCGCCGTGCCGGTTTCGTCCACCTCCTGCGTCAACGTCACCTGTGTCGAACTATCGACAGAAGCGATCCGGGTGGCTTCCTGAATGCCTTCACCCGACACCGCATAGGCTGTTGACAGCCCGGTGGTATCCGAAATCCCCGTCACGACGCGAGAGCCTGCCGTGGTATTGCCGGCAAGTTCAGTCGGCCCCCCGAACTCGATTACATATTCGGTTTGCAGACCTGTCCAGTCAACGGCTTTCATCAGTTCGTTGCCGTCGCGATTTGCGAGAGCGACAAGCTGACGGGTTTGCAATTCCGTTGCCGTGACGGCAGAGGGGCGGACGAGACCAAGCTCGTCCGCGACCTCTTGAAGGATTTCGATGAATGTGGGCATATTAGCCGACAGTCCGCCAATTGGTAGCAGTCATCTTACGAAGGCGGATACCAGAATTTGCACTGGACCCAGCCGCAGTGATATCCAAATGCGCGTTTGCCGTCCCATTGTTGATCGTTCCGCCACTTTGTGGGAACACGCGTACAGCGTTTGAGCCGTCGAGATTGTAAACCTCGATCTCATCACCCAAGCCAGCGGCGCTAGGAAGCGTGACGGCCCCATTCGAACCCGCCGGAGTAGCCAGAACCGCTTTATTGCCGTCGCCCTTGAGAAGGCCGCCCGCGCTTCCCTGTGTGGCAGCGGTCGTCGTAACGCTGACGATAGTTACGCCAGTGCGCTTCGCCACCTCGTCCGGCACTCCAACTCCCATCAATCCACTTGCTGTCGCCATAATATCAAGTCTCCTCTTGCGCGCCGCGTCGGCCGCGTTTTGGTTTGTCGCTGTCCAACTCGTTTACGCGCTGCTCAAGCTTCGATACGATATCGCTCAGCTTGGCGATTTCATTGTCCTTGGCGTCGAGCTTCGACTGAAACTCGTGGTAGTCCTTGCCTTTTTCGGCTGAATCCAGATAGCCTTGCGCCATCACCTGCCATTGCGATGCGCCAAGTCCGAGGTTCTGCAATTGCCCAGTGCCCAGCGTCGCCAGTTGCTCGATGGTCAGCACATGCATGAACTCCAGCGTCTTGACAGCGCCGGGATTGTGCGGGAACAGGACAGACAGCGGCGTGCCGTCGATCTTCTGCTGCTGCTTGGCTTCGAACGCCGCCCATTGCTGGGGAAAGCGTTGCTTGTCATCCGGACGGACGCGGCGATCGCGCGTATCCTTCTCACCGGGTTGAATGATCGAGATATACGGGACCGATTCATAAATCGGGCGTCCCGCTTCCTGTGAGGCGGCCTTGCGCTGTTCCGGAAACATGTAGAATCTGGCCATCGCACGGTCCTGGAACTGAACGCGCTGGCCATTCTGGAATGACTTGTCGAAAGTCATCGGCAGGTTGGGGATTTCGGCTTCCATGATATTACCTTTTTGATCAGGCTGGGGTTAATTCCAGAACTCGGCCACCCACGGCAGGCGAGCCTGAACGTCCGCGTCACGCGGATTGAATTTGCCGTGGAAATTGATGATGCGAGCATGCGCGGGCAGTTTGGTGCTACTGGGATGTGCAGCTTCGAGCGTGTCCGCTTTCAGAATGTCACGCTTGAACGACAAAACGCCATCAGCGGGCGTCCACACGGGCTGTGACGGCAGAACTTCGCTGATCCATGCCTGATCATAGCCGCTGAATTTGCCCGACGTGCGTAGCGCCAGCGCCTTCTCGGCATCAAACGTGTCGAGTACGTGCGGGAATGCTCCGGCGTTCATCTGGAAGACGGATGTGCAATACTGTCTTGGCCTGAACGGATCTCGCCAGGCCTTGAACGGCGCGTCATGATCGAATAGCGGATCAAGCTTGTTGCAGATCACAACATCCAAGTCAGTGCAGGCAAAACGAGGGCCGATGATGTCAGCCATTTCCGGCGCGAACAGTTTCAGGCGGTGCCAGTCCCGGCCATGCTCGAAATGATCGCGCCACATCGGCACGATGCGGATACTGCCGTCGATGCCTTCTGGATCGTCCGTGACGCAAACGAGTTCGCATGGCATGTCCAGCCAGCGGTCAACCATCCGCGCCCAGATATTCACGTCATTGGCATCATAGGCGATGTGTCCCTTCCACTTGAAGGTCACGACGCGAAGCTTATCAACCGCTCTCGCAGTCGATGGTTTTGGCGGTGTAGAAACAGTCTTTTCAGCTTCCGGCGGCGTCTCCAACCGCGCCTTGATCATTGCAGGAAGCAGCCCGTCGCCGAATATCTCGATGTCGATCCCAAAGCCGCGGAACAATTCATAGCGGCCAAAAAACGTTTCCGCGTGATGCGCCATTGTCGGCGTGGCGATGTACTTGAGACCCCTGAACCGGAATTCCCGGACTTCCTCGTCAAGGTTCTGCTTCTGGGTGAAAGCGTGCTTGTCGTCGCCGCGCATCGAGCCGTCATAGCCGAACAGATGCCATATGCGATAACCCTTCGCGAGGATTGGACCGAGGCATGATTGGCCGACATTGTAGGCACCGCCGAAGATCGTGGCGCGCGGTGCCTGCTCGCGGATTGCCGCGGCCGCTCCTTCGTAATTATCGACCTGCCAGATCTCGACCTTGCGCCCCTCAAGGGCTTCGAAGATTTCCGGCTGACACTGAGAGCCGACGACATAGGTGGTATGGTCGTTCGCCTTGTCGAGAAACGACAGGTTTCCGGTTCGCGCATCGATCTGGAAATAGTAGTCCGGCACGATGCCGTGATCGATCAGGAAATTATGGCTCCCGTTCATCGAGGCAACGGAGAACCCGGCTTCCTGCCGCGCGCGGATATCGTCGATGTGATCGGCGAGCGACGGCCCGGAGGCGCAAATGCAAATGCTCTTGAATTCGACCTGCGGAAGGGGTCTGCCTGCATTCCGGCGGATGTTGTCGCACACCAGATCCGACGTTACATTGATGCCGTGAACGAATTTTGCTTCCGCCCACTTTTCTACGCCTTCGACGCTATCCATACAGTGTCCTCAAATAGCTTTTTTTCCGGGAAAAATTCATTGACGGCGGCAACCACGCTGGGGAACTTCCGCAGGTCGTAGTCGTGACCGGTGACGAACCCGCCGGGCCTGACCTTGGGGGACCATGCGGCGATGTCTTCTGCGCATTCTTCCTGCGAGTGGCCGGCATCGATGAACACGAAGTCGAGCGATGCGTCATCGACCAAATCGGCGGCTTCGACGGAGGGTTTTTCGATCAGGCGGATTCTGTCGTCAAACGCCGCAGCCACACGCATGAACGCTGCTTTGTTGCCGTCTTGCTGCTCGCGGCTCCATTGTGTGCCCATCCACGTCAGATAGCCTTCCGGCCAGTAATCGACTGCTGTAAGGTGCAAGTTCGGAATGGCGCTGAGAAGTCCATTCGTGAAACGGCCCTCGGCAACGCCGATTTCCGCACCACTTTCCAGGCCATGCTCTTCGCACAGCCTGGAAAGAACTTCCCAGCGCCAGACCATTACGCGATAATGTTGGACGGTCTGTTGTGGACCGTGAACTGCGGATAGGTGGCAATGATCGCTGTTGCTCCACCGCCCGAGGACGCAGACGCCACGGAACGGACGCCATCCACCAGAATCGGATCGCCAGTTGATGCAACTGCCGTCAGGACGCCAACGCTCGCAGATGTGTAAAGAGCATCGTTCGGGCCAACGGCGTCCTTGGTGAGAACTTGCAGGCCATGACCATGTACGGCGACCCAGCCATACTGATCCGTTGCGAATGCTACTTGTGCGGCACCGAACGAATTCGCCTGCAAGGCAAGGGTGGACGTGCAGGCCCGTGCCGTGAAGTCCTCGTCAATGCACACTGCCGCATATTGCGCCAATACACCGGACGATTTCACGAACACATAACGCTGGTCCTGCGTTGCCCGGACAGCCTGTCCGAGCGCAAACGGAAGTCCGGGGACCTCCGGATTTGTTGTGGTGTTTGGCGCGTCATAAACAGTGTCAAGCTTGACGCCAAGCTCACCGGAGACTACGAATGCCATTGTTTTATCTCCTTTGGCTTAGTCGTTGGTCAGAATGCCGTGGAACAGCATGCCTGATGCGGTCATGTTGCCTGCCCACCCGATAAGTCTTATCATCGCATCTTGGTTCACCGAGAAGCGATCCGGATCGAGCGGGACCATGTTCCGCTGCGAATGGGGACGCCAATACAGGTAATCGGAGTTGATGAAGAACATCGTGCCCGATGGAGCGCCGCCAACCGCGCCGACGCCAGCAGCGCCGAAGGTGTTGCCGTCGTTCACCGAACCCTGGAACCCGCCGTCGAGAACCACATCCGCATCCATGAACTTCACGGACATGAATCCGGCCTTGGCCATGTCGCTCTTTTCGTCCGTGATGCGCGCGATCGCGTGCAGCGAACGATTGTAGACTGACCATGCGGTATTGTCGGCGAGGATCAGGTCAACCCGATCCGGGCCGCGCATGGTGTTGGTCCACATGTTGAGCATGTACTCATAGATGTTCGACGGGCTGAGAGCCGCGCCGCCATCGGTGACTGCCCGGTAGGCATAGTTCTGCCAGAACTCCCAAGCAGAACGGTCGATGCCGCCAACGGTACCGGTAGTCGGAGAAGCATCGATCAGGGCCTGCAGGCCGGTGATCTGTCCCGTAAGGGAGCCGTCCGAATAGGCATCGTAGGCAAGACCGTTGCGGAAGGTACGCTCCGCATTCTCGACACGGCTTCCAAGCAGGTCGATGATCGCCTCGCGCCCGGAGTTCTGGAGAAGCTCCAGACCCGAGATGGAGACGGCCACGGCTGCCTGACGGATGGGATATTCTGCCGCCGTGAAGACATCCGAAGGCTGGATGTTGAGCAGCTCATATCCGCTGTAACGCGAATAGGTGCTGTTATTGGCGTATTCGATTTCCTGAACGATCGTGCGACCGCCAGAAAAAGGCTTCTGCTTGCCACGCGCTGACAGCCGGGTCAGGACTGCGTTATTGCGGGTGACAGAATCCGCTAATTTGCCACTACGGTTCCGAAGTGTGGTAGTGACAATTTCGCTCAGATTGGGAGACACCATCGTCTCTTTCTCCTATTGAATTGTCGGGAAGGGCTTAAGAGTGGGCGTCCCAGGCGGCGAGAAGATCATCACGCACGGTGCCCTTCGAATTGACAGGCGCTGATACCTGTCCGGAAGGTGCTCCTCTGACCGAAACCGATGCGCGCTTGGCGGCTTCGGACTTGGCGCGTTTTTCTTCTGCTAGCCTGTCGGCCTGGGTCTTGCTCTCTTCATTGGTTTTGCGGAGGCGGTCGTTGATGAGCGCCTCGCGAACCTCCGGGTGGAGGTAGCAAGCCTGTTCGTATGCTTTGGCAAGATCGGTCCGGAAGTCTCCGGTGCGTTCGATCACGCCGGTCGTAAACAGACGGTTGATCGTCTCTTCGACATCGGAAAAGTAGCGGTACTCAACTGACGATTTGAGTTCGTCGATAACCTTCTGAGCTTGCGAGATCTGGCGTTCTTGATCCGCCTCCTGCCTGCTTTGAAAGGTGCTTTCGAGAGTGCTCAGTTTCTGCGTCAATGGGTTCAGAGCGGATTGAAGCGCCCTGTTGACGGCATCTCTTACATAGGGGTCGTCATACTCGTCCTGACCCGCTGGGGCCGCGCCATTTGTCTGCCCGTTCTGATGGGGCTGGGAGGCTGGCGCTGCGCCTCCAAACATCTGCTGAAGCTGCTGCCTGCTGATGCCTGCGTTCTGGGCGATCGCGAGCAGTCCGCGCATGGGGTCCTGATTAAGAAGATTTTCAAAGCCGACATAGTTTTTCAACGCGGCTTCCAGCGTCGTGCCGGAATTCTTCGCCATCTCGGCATATTGGTCAATGCCCTTGTAGTCTCTCAGCTTGGCGAAGCCGTTATTGACCTCCTGCTCACGCTTGATAATATCGGCGCGGATATGAGACGGGAGCTGCTCCCACTCGGATTTTGACTTGATCGACCACCCCGGAGGCGGTGCGCCTTCTGCCTCTGCCGCCAGCGGCTCAGGCTCTTCCTGTGGCGGCTGCTCTTCCGTGGCTGGCTTGTCGGGTGCGGGTTCAGCCTTCGGCTCTTCCTCGCGCTCCCATTGCGCCCTGACATCTTCTTCCGTAGCTTCGGGAGCGGTTTCCGCCGCTTTGCGAAAGCGGCCTCTTTCATCACGGGCGCGGCTGTCTGTTGGCTCGGGCGCCGCAACATCCGTTGCAGGCGCGTCACTGTCCGTCCAGCTGTCGAATGCTGCCTCGAGATCGGCGCGCACGGAAGTGTCTTCGGTGGGCGTTGATGTCGCCTCCGTCAGGTCGTCTTGCATGGTTTTCCCTTGAGAGTTACTATAAATAAAGGCCGCCGAAGCGACCTGATCATCTGAACCTTACTATCTGCTGGTCGTCTGGAACGTCCTGCGTTTCCCACGGGGGAGTGGCGCGGCGGTCTTCAGCGCTGAACTTGCGGCGTCTCTGGACGTTGCGGGCTTCGGTTTCGCCAGCAAGACGGCGATACGCGTCATGCGGATCTGCTGCGGCGCGCAAATTGTTCTCGATAACGAAATCAAAATCGCCGGTCACAGGATCGTAACCATCAGGATTTTTCCTTGCGCGTTCAAGCGCCTCCTGAAGGGTCTCCCTTGATGGGAATTGCATTGGGCTTCCACCGGGCGCAAAACCTTCTCGCCCTTGCACATTATGCTGAAGCTCGTGCAGGCCGATGCTCCTTGCGTCGTTCGGGTCAGTCCCTTCTACCAACATATAAGGCCACTTCTCATCGTGCCAATACGCGCCTTTCGGCTCCAAATCCGGCCCGTAGCTTCCGTACATGTCGGGGACATCGCCGTAAGCGGCAGAATATTCGGGATGATCAAGCCCCGTGAACTTGCCGGACTTGCTTGTCTGGAACATACCGGCTTTATCCGGAGTGACGCCGCTGAGCTGCGCGGCGCTGTCGTCGATCTCGAACTTCCACTTGCCATCGACGCCTTGCATCCATCCGGTGTCGCGCCAGATGTCATCACGTGACGCGCCGGAGGATGCCATTTCCTGAGCTTGCGCGAGCGCCTGCTGGTCCGCAGTTTTCGCTGTCGGTCCTGCAAAGATAGTCGTGGTGCTTCGCGGATCATCCGGATACACAGAGTCCAGCAGCCGGTTGAACCCTTCCGGCAAATTCCGGTCCATCCATGCAGCACCGCGTTTCGTGCCTCTGGCGACGATGCCAGCGCCGGGGATTGCGCCGACAAGCGCTGTCGCTAAATCACCGTAGTTTGAAGCGGCTTGCCCGTAATCGCCGCGCAAAAGTGCATCACCTCCCTGTCCGGAGGATTTCCACGCATCATAGAGGGACATCGCCTCGCCGGAGCCGGGAGCCATCCCGAGACCAAATTCAGCGGCTGGAATCAGGTTGCGCCATGTCGCTTCCGGCGATATGCCTTGGCCATACGCGAAGATATCGTCAGGCGAGCCTAGCGCCAGATTACGGGCCGTTTGGCTTGGCATTTGCTCAGCGCGACGATAGATCGTCGTAAGCGCGCCCGATGTCTTCCCTCAAGCCGGATGGCAGGGAGCGGTCAACGCGATCGGGGATGGTTTCATTACCGACTTCGGTAAGACCGCGCGCCCGCGTCTCGGCGCGGAACATCGACTTGCTGTCATAGGTCTGGCCGGTTACGGGATGAACAACGGGGTCCATGACATCAGAAATGACATGCAGACCTCGCCTTGAAAGCGGGCGCTGCTTCCGTCTGGTCTTGCGGTGCTCGGGAAGAGGGTTTTCTTTCATGAAATCGAGATTCAAGCCGGTCAGCGATATCATTGGAGCGCCTTCATTTCCTTGCAGGCATCGCGGGCAAACTTAGGACGGGTGAACTTCTCCAATGATATCAGCACCAGCAGGGGGCCTCGGTATCCGACGACGGACCAGAGACCTTCTTTGCAGGCGATTGTAAATCGAAGCGGATAGCCCATAGCCTTCCTCAGTCTCATCCGTTATAGCCTCTCGCCTCTGCCGCCTGCCGCATCATGAGCCATTCCTCGTTCGATGGGTGATAGGCGTTGAAATAACGATCCGTCTCCCATTCGAATTGCCATTTGTTGGGGTCGAATTCGATGAGCTTCTTGTCAGCCGAAGACATGGCGTCGTACTCGGCGCGGGTGATGTGTTGGGCGTCTTGCCAGTTGGTCATTTGCTCGCACTCTTCCCTGCTGCATTCGCCTTGGCTTTCATCGCCTGCTCTGCAATGGTGGCCTTGCGTTCATCGGACTGCGCCTGACGCTCGGCGGAGCGATCATCATACTGCGCCTGGCGTTCTTGCGCCTCGGCATCGTAAGCGGCTTTCATCTGCATGTTCTGTGACTGAATCTGCAGTTTTTGACCTTCCATTGCAACATTCGCCTGGAGTTTTTCCATCTCCATTTGATGTTTCAGCATTTCGATCTGGGTTTTGCGGACCATCTCAGCCATTTTCATCTCGTATTCTTTTTCTTTGAACTGCATTTCCATTTGGCTGAGCTGGGCTTGCCGTTGGTCTTCAGCTTGCTGGCGCTGCGCTTCCGCCTGCATTTCTTGCTGACGGGCTTGCATCTCCATCTGCATCTTCTCGGCTTCGGCCTTCGCCTTGATCTCTTCCGGAGATGGCTGCGGAGGCTTGGGCTGCTTGGCGTCTTTTTCGAGGGCGTCTAAAGTTTCCTCGAAGCTGGTCTCCAACTCGCGCCCGGCGCGGAAGCCACGGACACCGAACAGAAGCATTTTGCCGAGCAGCGGGCGAAGCTCCGGCGCGGCCATCCCGATTTCGAGCGCCTGTCCGAGGAACCCGCTTGCCGCCGTCAGGAACTCGACGCGCGACTGCTTTTCGCTCTCGGGGTCAGGATCGATCGTCGAATCCGTCTCGATGTCAATCCTGAAGCCGCGCAGCTTGTCATTGCGCAGAAGCTCGACGGCGGCAGCGAAATCCGCCATTGCTTTTTCCCGGACCGCAACCATAGGATCGACGGGCGGCGGCATCTGGATCGGCGTACCGCCTTGCGGCAGGGGCGGAGCCATTGGAAGCATGCCCTGCTGTGGCGGCATCGGTCCGGGCTGTGGCCCTTGCGGAGGCATCGCGCCTTGCGGCGGCATGGGAGGCGCACCGGCTGGCATCTCCGGGCCGCCTTGCATCGGAGGTGGCCCCTGCATTGGAGGCTGTGGCGGCCCTTGTGGCGGCATCTGGGGACCGCCCATCGGTGGCCCGCCATTGTGGCCCATCATCGGAGGCGGTGCAGGCTGCTCCGGCATATCCGGCGGCAGATGGTCCTCGATACCCCATTGCTCATAGCTTGACATCAGGAAGATCGTCTCCGGCGAGAAATGCTCGGCGATGATCTCCGCCATGATGATCAGCGTGTCACGCGTGAACCGGCTCAACTCGGCCTGACGGTCCTGCAGGCGCAGATTGGCGAACTGCCCCTTGATGCGCTGCTCGGTCGCGGTCTTTGCCGACCCGCTCGACATGCCCCGCACAATATCGGATATGCCGGTGATCTCGTAAAGATCGTTCTTGACCTGCTGGCGGGCTTCGTAAAGACGGATAAGGACTTCCGCCATTTCCTTGATCGGAAGGAACGAGACGCCGCCGGGAATGCCGCCCTTTTCGGACAACGCTGCCCAGTTGTCGCACGGATAGAGTTTGTTCTCGTCGCCGTCTTCCAGAAGCCTGCGAAGCTCGGGGATGCTGGCGTCATACACGCCGGCCGCCCTGATGGCATCCGTCAGTAGCGAAATCCGTGTCGTCAGGTCGTCAAGCTCTTGCGCCTGATCCTTGTACTGGTGATAATCAGGTACGGGAACGACGCTGTTTGTCGTCACCGTGGATACACATGCGTCAGGCGTTGGCCAGAAGCAATGCAGCTTCAGCGGATCGTCAACCACTTCAAGCGGCTGCTCGGTCCAGGATTCAGCCAGGAAGATGACCTTACGGCTTTCCTTGTCCCATATTTCCCAGACGGTGGCCTTCTTCAGCAGCTCGTTTTCAGGCTTGGAGGCTTCGCTTGCATCCATTCCCGCCGGGCAGTGATCGAGCGGGATGGACTGAAGCTGCTGTTTCGTCAGCTTGCTGAAGCGCTTCTTCAGTTGATCCCGCGACAGGAATGCACGCTTGGCCTTCCATGTGATTTCATCTTCGACACGAGCCGGAGAGCATAGATAGTCTTCCCAATGCACGTAATCAACGCAGGTCTTTTCGCTGATGACGGCGGGATCATAGCTTTCTTCCGCAGCCATTGCCTCATCAGGCTGAGGTTGCGCCGCCTCGCCGCCTTCCGAGAGGGAAAGCTTGTCGTCAATCCCTTCGTACTCTGGCTCGTAGCGTATCCAGTTGACGCCCTGCCCGGTCAGCAGGTAATCGTCACGGCAAAGCTTGACCGTCTTGTGAAAATAGCCGACTTCGATCTGGTAGGCCAGCGTCCGTTCCAGCAATCGACAAGCAATGCGTCCGATAGGATCGCGGTCGCGGTAGCGGCGCTCGACGATCGGCTGTGGCGCTTTGGAATAGACCGCCGGCCCGAGCGTCTGGACATTCGACCACAGGACATTGAACCGGCAGTTCGTGTCCTTCTCGCCGCGCTCGTCACGATAGCGCTTGATGATCTTGCGGCAATCCTTGACCCAGGTCTTGCGCTCTTTCTGAGCAAGAGCAATCTCGGTCTTCCAGCGGCGGGCCATAGACTCCGGCGTGCTGCCGAAGTCTGCAATGCTCTCTACGGAGCGCGTATCGGCAGCGGTTTCAGCCATTAGGAAGCGTTACCGTGGCCGGCGTAGCCAGCGGTGACGTACACCGGACTTGCATCAGTGCCCACGCTCTCAATCGAGACATGCGTCGCACCAGCGGGCACCATGAAAAACGCGCGTTCGCCCGCCGCCACCGTCACGTGAGTAGGCCCGGCCTCAACTGTCGAAGCCCCAAAGGCAATGAAAATCCCCTCTGAACTGGTGTTCAGAACGCATACAACAATTGCATTGCTCCCACTAGGTCTTGGCAGAACATCCGTGTCATGAGTTGCGCCTGATGTAAGCTCAACGCTGTTCGCAGCCTGCTGAAAGACTATTCCCATTATGATCTCCTGCGAGCCTTGCGCTCATGCTGAGCCCATAGGTCTTCGAGTGTAACTTGGTTGGGTGGCGGGTTAGGGCCGATCTGGAGGACGCGGCCGCGTTCCGGTGCTTCAGGCGCTTTAGATGCGAGCATCACCTGACAGCCGTAGGAGAACCCGTCACTCGGATGGCTTGCCCAATTATGCTTTGGCTCTTTCATGAAAACCTGAAGGTCTGGGTTCCACTCGTATTCCCAGGCTCTCAAGCCATCGAGGCCGCGCTCACAGTTGGTCTCATGAAACTCACACTTGCGGATAACTGTACGAGCTGCGTTGATACGGTCAGACTTGGTGGCGACTGGAACGATCGCGACCTTGTCGCCACCAAACGCTGACAGGAACTGCTCAAGCGCAGTGTGCTTGCTCTGAAAAGTCTTGTTTCTGGCATCGTGCGGCAAGTAGATTTTGCCCAGATTCGTCCAGCCACGCATTGTCAGGCGTTCTTGCAGACGCGGAATCCACTCCTGCGCCTCTAGGCCGCTGTCCTCGTCATAGTCGAGCAGGCCGAAACCGCCAATGCGGCGTTGCCAGAACCACCATGAAGCCGTGTCACGAAAACCGATGTCGCTACTGATCTCGATCGGAGCACCGTTTGGCTCGTACTCGACGTGATCACCAATGCGACCTTCCTTCTCGGCGTTGCCGACCCATCTACCGAGGATCGCGCCTGCCTGAAGGCCATAGCCGCCTTCCCAGACGTGTTCCGCCGCATCGGGGTCGGTGGCGAAATCGTGGTCTCGCTCCTTGCGAAGCACTTCGGGAAACCATGGATTGTCCCGCCAGTTGACCTGTACGCTTACTGCATCAGGATGCGGGTTTTTACGGAAGAACATGTCCACCGCGTCGGTGCGGTTTCGAGGGTTCCAGCCAAACCACAGCTCGGAGCCTTCTTTACGTATCGTCGGCCGAAGCAATTCCAGCGACATGGCCGAAAGTGTTTGCGCTTCTTCAACCCAGGCGATGTCATACGCTTCAAGCGACTTAATGCTGTCTGCGTTGTAAGACTGCATGCCGCGAAAGATGATCAGCGAGCCGTTCTTGCCTCTGATCTCATTATCGAGAACGTCGAAGTGTCCAACAAGATCAAGTTTGCGGATCTTATCGACGAGGAGCTGCCTAACGCTGTCCCGGATGGTGTTCTGAACTTCGCGAATGCAGACGATGCGGGTAGGCTTGGCGTAGCAGCGTATGATTGCCTGCTCGGCAAAGAAGTGTGACTTGGCCCCGCCTCTACCGCCATATGCGCCTTTGTATCGTGCTGGCTTTAAAAGTGGTGCCAGCGCACGAGGGACATCAACCCTCAGAAGCGTTGTCGATGACACGAAATTCTACGACGCCGACTTGATGCTGAATTGGATTGTCTTTATCGCCGGCAAGTTGGATCTTGTCGCCATACTCAGCCCTGAAGCGAGCGGCCATTGACTTGTTCCAGAGATTGGCGTTGAAGTCTTTGTCTTTCAAATTGGTGCGAGCTTCTTTCTCCCAGAAAGCTTGCTCAAGCTCCTTTGCACGCGTTAAAGCTGACGAAAAGACAGGATGCACGTCACACCATGAACGCATCGTCGTGCGAGGCACATTGATCTCAGCGGAGATTTCGCATTCGCTGTATCCATGCCTTCCGAGGTCCATCACAAGGGCGCACATTGAATCGTGATACTCAGGTACATTCATCCATGACGGTCTGCCGCCAGTGCTGATAGGCTTCGTCTCCTCACTCACCTTTACCTTAAGCGCAATTCCATCAGATGATGATTTAGCGCGGGGCTTGCGTTTGGTGGTGGGTGATTTAGGAGCGCGGGGCATGCTTATCTTTGTAGTACCCTGTTTTAAAATATGAGATCAAAGTCAGCACTGCGAACAAAAGTGCGCCGAGGCAGACCGTTCCAACCACAAGTACGATAGCCACTTCCTGCGAAATTACGGCTAATGAAGCAAAAATCAGAATGCTGATCCCGAAAGCAGACCTTATCCCCTCCCAGTAATGGCGGGTTTCGTAATAAAACTGCTCACGGGCAGTCTTGGGCTCTAACTTAGGATTCGGCATTGGTCTTCTTCATGGCGTCTAGCTTTAGATGCTGCATGAGCGGGCTGTTTCTGACCACATTATCAGAAAAGACTGTGTGGTTCTCACGCAAGGTGCTCGTGAGCATCTCCTGAATGACTGGCGGCTTTTCAATACCTAGTGCACGCAAGACTCGATGATATAGCCGATTGAAAAATGTCATTCCTTAGCTCCTGCTCTACGCTTGCGCACACCAACACCCGAGAATCCAGAGAAAATTTGATGTAAAAGACGCGGATGTCGGCCTTGTACCCGACATCCGCGTATGCGTTCCCGCAGGATTTGCCTGACGCGGGAACCCGAATCAATATTAGCCGTCATTATTAACTCGATTGTAGGCGATCACAAGTGAATGCGGCTTCTTCTGACGTAGCGCAATGACTAGAGCATCCGAACAGATAACATTCTCAATCCTGGCGACAGTGGCGACGTTCAGATATGAACCGTCTGGCATCTGCTTGAATTTTTGAATATTGGATAAAAGATGGTCAGCCTTGGCGCGAAGGCGTTCATACGTGGCGTCTGGTATTTTTACGACCCTGGCGCGGTCATGACGCTTGAATGTTATTTCAGGCATTTGCCTTAGCTCCCGTCATTGGCGGTCTCGGCTCCAAGTTCGGCAACGCGCTTCGCCAGCCGGTCGCGCTCATTCTTCAGCTCGATCAGATTGACGATTGCAGTCAATCGCTCGTTCTCGGCGTGCAGCCGGTCCAACTCAACTCCCATATCGACAAGCTGAGGCAAATAGTTGATCAGCGTTACCTTGGCAAATTCCGGGCTTTTTCCGATACTGCGCCGGATTGCGTCGGTCAGTTCTTCCATGCGGTCACGGTAGCTCATCTGTTAAGCTCCTTGAGCTTGGCGCTGGCGGGTCAGCGGAAGGCTCCTCATTGAGGATATCATTCAGCATCGCCGCGTCATAAGGCATCCGTTGAAGCCAAACGACGAGGATCGCCACCGGTCTCGGTATCGGATTTTCTCCGCTACACCAGCGGCGCACCTGGCGCGCGTCCCTGCCCATCATTTCGCCCCACTCCCTCTGGGTAATGTCCAGATCCTTCAGGAGCTTGTGCAGATCTTGTCCCGTCACGTTCTTCATGACAAGCACTATAGGACATTTTTGCAGTGTTTTCCAGCGAAAAGAGCTTGACAAGCGGACGCTGGCGTCCTATATTGGAGTTATCAGCCACGGAAACCGACCTGGGACGTGCAGTCTAACAAACGGTCTCAGGTGCTACTCAGCAAAAACGGGCGGCGATACGATCTCTCTTCAAGGCGATTTCAACCTTGGAGGAAAACATGACCCCGCAAGACCAGAAAACAGTGGATATGGCTATGGGCCGCATTTTCGGAATGATGATGCGCCCAACGCAGGACGGCGATTTGCAAGAATACCAGCGTTGCCGCAACCTTATCCTTGATCTGACTGAGGGCACAATCGACACATCAGACCGTAGCCCTTGCTATATCCGTGACCGCAATAAAGGCGCTCAGGGAGACTGACGTAATCCTCTTGGCGGCTCTTCGGAGTCGCCTTGAAGGGAGATCGATAAGCGAAAGCCTTCAAGGAATGATCTGAACCTTGGAGGATTTAGAAATGCTCAGGCCAACATCTAATCTAACAGCAGGTGAAACGAAGCAGTACGTCAACGATAAGCTATCCGAATACATCGTGATCGCATCGAGTAGGGCTTTTAGAGGTCAGCGCAAGCGATTTCTTTTCCAGCCCCTCAGTGGCGATTATATCGTTGAACTTGATCTCGAAAAAATCGAGATCGGGCCTGCTACCGAACTTGACCGGCTGGTACAGGTTTTCAACGAAACCTAACCCCTCTCGGGACGGCCTTTACTGGTCGTTCCCTTGAAGGCTTTCGTAATCAGCTATTCAGGGAATACAGGTCCGCGCATTTCTACTTCCTCGGATTAAGTAAGTATTTGCGTAGCAGGCATGGCGCGAAGTCAACTCGCTCTTGCTCAAGATCACCTGAATTGTGTGGAGAGTGCTTGCTCATGCCGGAGCGCAAAAGGAATGATTTCTGCGTCGAGGCGCAAAATTAACCATTCTAGTAATTTCATCGATAATTCATGACATTACAAATGTCAAGCGCTTTCCTTCAATGAAGCTGTGGATAACTCCATCAACGATGAATTAACGTCCTTGCGCAAAGCTTTCCGCTCCTGTCGCTGCCTGAATTGGTTCATCTCCCACTCGACATAGAGAAAGTTTAAATGCTGCGCCAGCTTGCGATAGTTGCCGATGTACGCGCCCTTGCCGACTCTATCGTCCGTCGATGACGATATTATCTTGCCTTGCTCGACTGGCGACAGGTAAAACTGATCTCGCTTTTTGTTTCGGTCGCGCGGCATGAGCTGATCGACAAGAATGTCCATATCCGCTTGAGATTGCTCGGGGAGGCGGGAATAAACATATTGCCGAGCACCGATCTCCATGCGCTCTTTCTCGCTGAACGGAAGCCGCCCGGAGACGTCCGAGGACTGGAACTCTGGCTGCCGGTTATCTTCGCCAGTCAACCGCATGAAGCCCTCGGACACCATCGTTCCGACAAAGAAACGGAAAATCGCCAGAGCCTCAATATCCTGGATTGCCTTATCGAGAAACGACGTGCGCTTGACGGCCTCCGGCGGCGTCAACGGCGCGCGATCGACGGCGCGCACAACCTTGGGAGCGCCGTTCGGGGCGAGGTTGTCCTCGTGGAAACCGAACTCCGTCTTGGCGTTCCGTTCGCGCGTCGGCTGTCCCATGTGTGCAGGATTGTACGGCTTCCTGGATCGCGGCGGCTTGCGTGTGTCGGCAATGCGGCGAATTTCTTCAGCCTTCCGCACCACGCGAAGCTTACGGCGCTCTTCCTCGATGAACTCTTGCTGCTCTTCTGCATCCTGCTTTCGCTTGGCGAGCACTTCCTTTTGCTCAGGCGTTGCGCCGAGCCGGACCGCCCTATTGTCGCGGCGCTTGATCTCGCCGCTGTCCATCAGTTCGATCGTGACGGCCGGGTCTCGGTCTGGCGCTTCCGCCGACTGTTCATCCGGCGAACCCTTCAGGACGATTTTCTTCGTGCGTTTGCTCATTCTGCCCTCGGCTTCACCAATTTCACCCTGAGCCCCTTGGCATCGGAGTATTCAAACTTCCGCCAGACCTCGTATTCGCCGTTCTGAAAATGCTTTTCGGGAATGAAAATCTCATCCTTGCCGAGCATGTTCATGAGGCTGGCGACAATCTCCATGTACATCTGGTTGTCGTCCTCGTCTGGTTCAGGTAGGTTGCTCATTCAGTTTCCCCTCGGCTGCCGATTATCCAAAGTGACGTTGCAAAAGTCCTGAATGTCCAAGAAAATCTCCAATGGAACCTTATGGCCGGTCTTCTGAATCATGGTGAGAATTTTCGTGAAATCAGATATGCTGTCCATTGACCAATGGAACTTATGAGCTTCGGCGAAGAGCGTGACGAGGAACTTCCCTTCGATGAAGCTCGCATCGATATCGCTTTTCTTGCCGAAACTGGTAAACCGGATGCCGCCCGTTGAATCTGCGCTCATTCTGCCTCAATCCCCTCGATTTCCTGCCGGATGGCCTCGGCGCCAAGCCACGTATCGCAAAGCGCCACCGCAGTATGAGCCGACAGCGTCTCCTTGGTGGGTCTCCCATTCTTCGATGGCTTTCAAATCCATCTGCTCGCCGGGAGGCTTGGCGACCTCGGTGATGTAAGCCAACGCTTTCGAGCGGATGTGTTCGACGTATTCGCGTTCTGTCATTCAAATGCACCTCAGATCTGGCGTATAGGGGTCGCACAGCGGCGAAGCTAGTCCTCGGCTCCGAATGTACCGGAGGAATTTGAAGCGGCTCCTGCGGCTTCCCTGCCGCCTTTCCCTTCGTTCCGAAGATGTGTGATTTCTTCAACGTGCCTGTCTGCTTCGAGCGTGAGTTCTGCGACTTGGGCTTCAAGCTCCGCGACCCTACCCCGTGAGGCTTCAAGCTCCGCTATTCTGGCGTCCTTAAGAAAGCCTCGTTGTGTTAGATCGAACGTCGCCCTCGCCACTGTGAAAGCATTCGCCCATGCGGCTGACCGGCCTTTCTCCGTGACCAGCTTGTCGAACATGTGCCAGTAACCGCTTAGGGTTTCAGATTTCTCCATCTCATCCGCTTCAGCGCTGATCTTTTCGAGATACTCAAGCTCCGCGACCCGCTCCCGTGAGAGGTCTTCGCCTTCAGCTTCAAGAGCGGCGGCTATGGCGGAGACGAGATCGGCAGAAAGCTGAGCGCTGATCGATAATGCCATAGGCGGGTAAACGGATTTGGCGTTATCAACGATCGCGCGCGCCCGGTCTGCCGGGGTGTCAACGTTCGGTGACTTTTCCGAATTGTCAGTGATCGTTGTCATGCTGCCCTCCTCATGCGATATTTCGAAAGATCGATGATCTCTTCACCGCCGCCCGGATCATCGTCGGGACCGTCCTCGGGATCTGGATCGCCGTAGCGCCAGCCCTCGCAGACCAGCGCGAGACACGCGAGCGACTTGGTGGCAAACTCGTCACCGGCATCCGCCCGGCGCTCAAGCTCCTTGACGTGCTCGTAGTAGAGTTCGGAGACGGATTTCTCGGTCATTCCGGCGATTCCCTTGTCCAGCGTTTCCATGTGTGCTGCTTGGCAGCCTCAAGCCAGCCAAGCTCCTCCGGCCGTGTCATGCCGCAACGATAGGATTCAACCGTGGACGTGCCATCGCCTTCAACTTCGTCTATGATCACGATGATGGCCTTGGTCGGCTTCTGGAAATCGCCGCGGTCAATGTCGGCGAGAGCCAGCGCCAGCAGATCCCGGACGCTGACATCCTTGTTGTCGGGATTGCGGCGCAAGCGTTCGATGTGGAAATCTGCCGTGTTCTCGCTCATGTTCCATTTCCCTCTATGCGCAATGCGCAACTATCTGGCGCTCTATGCGCAAGTTACGCGGGTTGCTCATTGATATCGACACTCCCGATACAAACCTCTTCCGGCCATGTCTGCGGGGCAAGCGGTCCGGTTTTCAGCAGTTGCAAGATCCGCGCCGCAGCGGCCCGTGCCGTAGGATGTGTGGAAGGCGGCCCGATGCCGTCCGGGCGATGATCGTGAACCTCGAACTGCCCGTCGATCTCGACGATCATCAGAGTTCTGTGCGCTGTCGCAATGCGTTTGAAGCTATCCTGCCGGATCTGTTCAATGTGGGCAGCGATCTTTTCTTCGTAGGTCATACATCCTCGCTTTGAGTGCCAGAATTGTCTGTTTGAGTGCCAGTTTCGGGGTTGAGTGCCAAACGGTCGAGACGTTCGATCTCAGCGATGATAAGCGCGGCGGCGCGGATGAGATCATAGCGCCGAGTTTTTGGCTTCCACCAATATCCCGTCCAAGGCCACAGCCTTGGTGCTGTGACAAGAATAGACCGGTCCCGATCACTCAAGGCAGCATGTTCAGCATAGCAAGAGGCAGCCGCTGCCATCTGGCCGCCAGTGTGCGTATCATCATGCACCGGAGTCCAATTTTCCGCGCCGATCTGCCGTGCGCGCTCATCCGCGATTTCCGAAAGTATCTCTGACGTTTTCATGCCGAGTTCGATGTCTTGTCTCATTTGATTTTCCCTTCTCCCCGGAACCTGGCTCCACGCTGGTTGATCCCGCCGGTGTCCTTCCCGTAGAAAACCTCGTTTACAGCGTCCCGGTGCTTCTCGACGATGCTGTCGTAGGTTTCGCCTCTTTGCTCGAACCGGTTCATTCCCTGATTGAGGGCTTCGCATAGCTGGGTGAGGATTTCGATTGTGGGGTCTGTTATTCCCACGGCGCGGCTCCGTCATATGGATCGGGCGTTCCCTGCCAATCCGATGTTCGCTCAGTAATGCGCGGGCCATCGTCCGCCAGATAGCATTTGGCGTCCTCATAATGCTGGATATGGCGGCACTTCTTGCACGTGTCCCAATATTTAAAATAGTAAGGCGCTGCCGGTTTTGGCTTCCATCCAGACGGGTGCGCCTTTCTCGCCATTGGCTTCCTGCATTTTGGGCACGGGCTTCCCTTGCCAATCACTTTAGATTTCATGCCGCATCCTCACCGCCATTCAGCCCTTCATACGCTCGGCTGCTTTTCTCTATGACGCGGGCGACCGGCTCGCTGATATGCTCCCAGGCGTCGGGAAGCTCCGCGATGTGATCGTCCGGCCGATCCGCAAATGATCCGCACCAGTCGCCGCCGAAAGACTGCGGCCAAGCGCCCTCAATGGCGCGAGCCGGAGCCATTACGGGGACCGGCGGGGACACGCGGCATTCACCGGCGCGGCGCTCAACCGGCATCTCCGAAGCCGTGACGCCGCCGTAAAGAGCGTTCATCTTCCACCAGCGGCAGTACATGCAAATTCGTTTCTGATCGCTGCTCATGCGTTAAATCCTTCCTCTTCCAGAACCCGGCGTTTTTCTGCTTCGAATTCCTCTCGGCCACAGATTTGCCAGTGTTTCAGACAAAGCCATTCGGGTATATCGAACTTTGCAAACTGGTTTTTCTTGACGGGTCCATATGGCTTTACCTGCGACTTCGGAAGATAGAATACATCTTCACCTTTTGCATTTCTTGAACATTTTAGCGCCTTGCCGCTAGATGTCTGCTCGATTACATAGATGTCCACAGTTCTTTTCATGTCAGCCTCACTTTTTTACGTGCGCTTGCTATAGTCTTTTCTGCCTCCATCTTGTCCAAGCCAGTGGCTTGCGCGGCTTCTGCCAGCGTGGCGGCCCCGCCTGCGTCCAGAAGGCCCGTCTCGGCAGCGCGGCAAGCCGCCCAGAAAAGGCTGTTGTTCCGGACGCCCTCGCCGGATCTGGCGACGAAATTGACGAGCGGTGCGATGTCGGCAGATGGCTTTTGATCCGACCGCTTGAAAACAGGTGGGGGCGCTGGCTTCAGCTTCTTGATTGCCCATGCCGGGAGTTTGGGGAAATCGCCGCCAAGCGGTGAATTTTCCCACCTATAGCGCTTGCCTCCGTCCAGGACGGAAGGCGGCGCGACCACATAGCCGCCCGTGGTTTTGATATCGATGCCGGGAGCCAGAACAGACTTGGAATTCTTCAGGCTCGGCTCATAGGCGTAATAAAAATGCGTCCCGCCGTTGGCCGTTCTGGCTGTCACCGTCGGCGGAAATTCAAAGCCTGCCTTCTTCAGATCGGCCACGGATTTGTCAGATCCATTGCGCGGGTCCAGATCGATCACGATGCATTTCGACGGCAGCCCGGTCGCGATGCCGATGTTGGCCTTGGGTAAATGCCACGCCCAATCCTCGATTATGTCGTCATCGTCAGTCGCATCGAGGCATCCCCGGCCGCCTTTCGCCTTTGAAATGGCAGGGATTTTTGCACCAGCCAGGAGCGGAAAGATCTTGAATCCGAGCGGCACAAGATAGAACGCTGCATCAAGAAACATGGCTCAATCCTTCCAGATTTCTTTGACGCCCTGCGTAGCAATGGAGTCATGTGAAAGCCGGAATTCATTGGCGATGAACTTCGCCGCGACGGTGCCTTTCCTGCCCATCTTGCGCTCGACCTTCGCCTTGTCGAGGCGGATGATCGAATGCCCGTTCTTGGGGTCAAATTTCTTTGTGCGCGCAATGCAGATGCCCCGATCGGCCTTGTTCCCAAAGTTCGAAGATCCGAAGGCATGGCCGATCTTGAACGGCTCGATTCCGCCATCGCCCTTGATGAACTTGCCGGGGATATGCGTGGCAATCACCATGATGATTTGCAGCTCGTCCACGAGATCGCGGAAAGCGCGCATGACATCCTTGACGTAATCGGTTTCCATCTGGCGCGGGTCGCGCTGATGATCCATTTCGTTCCATGGATCTAGGAAAAAAAACCGCGTTCCGTAGCGCCGGAAATGGTAGCGGACGAGATCCATGTACCACGAGACAAGCCGATCCTCGGACGCACGCCGGCGAACGAAATGGATCTTGTTCATCAGGTCCGGCGCGCGGTTATCGTTGGCGAACAGGTTGATGTTGCGCTTGACCTCGCTGCCCAGATCTTCCCAGGAGCACAGCATAGCGCCGCTGCCCAGCATCCGGCCGGCTTCGCTCTCATGAACGAAGTTCGCTGCAAGGATCTGGCCGATTGTGGATTTGCCGCAGCCATAAGGCCCGCAGAGAATAACCAGTTCTGGCAAGCGCCAGTACCATCCAAGCTCAGCTTGCAGGAAGGGAATGCCGGTCGGGTAAACCTTGAAATCTTCTTCCGTGATCTGCGAAACCGGGACCACATCATCCCAGAACAGATGCTTCGGCGATCCGATCCGAACAAACAGATCATCGCCTTTTTGGAGATCCACATAGCTTAGCCGAGACGCGTCGAGCCCCCTTGCCATCAGGGACAGAGCCGCATCTTTCGGCTCATCCCCACGTCCCAGCACGATCAGTTCTCCGCTCGACAAATCGGCCTGTTCCAGATCGGAAAGCATGTACGCCGTTTCGTTGACATCGCGCAGACTGTTGAAATCGTCCACGGACATCGTGAGCCACGTTCGGGTCATAGCAGCTCTCCCGTGTAGGTTCCGTTCAAGCTGTATGAACCGTTCATTTTTCGGTGTTTTTGATCGAGATTTCCGAACTGCTTGGCCTTGCGCATCCAGGTCTGAAAAGCCTGATCCCAGTTCAAAAACCGATTTCCCTTCGACTGGTGGAAATCTCGAAATGCATCGAACTGCTCGGCGATTTGCTCCGCAGTGGCTCCGATCTTGTTCCCCTTCGCCCACGAAATCGTCTCAGCCGCTGGTTGCCAATCCGGGGGCATTCGACGAGCGCGTTTTTTGGGCTCTGCCGGTTCATCCGAATTTTCATCGTGGGGACCAACAGGGGTATTTTTATTGGTAGTATTTTCTTTAGGGGGTGTGGGGGGTATTTCTTTTTGCGTGGCATCACCGTGACCCTCGCTTTTTGACACCTCGGTATCACCGTGACCCTTGCTCTGTGATACCTCGGTATCTGGGAGACCCTCGCTTTTTGAACCCGGTATCACAAAGAGACCGGCTTTCTGATACCTGGCTCTCAATGACCCGGTATCACTGTGACCCTTGGTTCTGACGGTCAAGCTCTCCAGCGCTGCTTCAATATCAGTGATGGTAATGCACGATTTTGGTGTATACTCAGTTGTTGCACCGTGGTTCGGATTGACCTCAAAGAACGCTTTCAGCAGCCCGTAGGAACGCTTGAACGTGGCCTCCGAACATGATGCATCAGCGAGAATTTCGGCTCGACGCGGCGACGCTTTGCCGCCGGCCTTCTGCGCACGGCGGGCGATGACGAGCTGAATCAGCTTTTGCTGCGCGGATGCCGGCGATGAAACGACGAGATCGAAGAACTCGTTAAAATCGAACGGCGGGATATTATGCCCCTGTCCTGGTGGGTTCATGCTGCGCCTCCTTTCCGTAGGAGATTCATGCACTTCTTGCATTTTGTGAAATTTCCAGGTGCGAATAGCGGGCACTGGCCATTGTGGAGGAACGCCGGAGCGTCTACGCTCTCGCACAGGCTCTTGTAACCACGGTCGTGACGGAGCCAGAAATGCACCTTTTGCCGGCTGACGAAGCTTAGCTGCTTGGCCCAGACTTTTGAGATGCCGTGCGGAAGTTCTCCGCCTGTGCATTTGAAGCCGGTATCCGGCATCAGGGGAACGACGTTCTCACCCATTGACGCCTCCCTGAACAGGCTGGAGAAACGACACGTGGATCATTTCAGGCTGTTTCCGGCCGTCTAATAAGACCTTGAATCGCTGGTCTGTTCTTGGATGCGGCGCTACGATGACGCCGGTTTTCGGAAGGATTCTGTCCCGCGGGAACATCCTTGCGAAAGCGTCGTTGGTTTCGATGCGATCTCCGGGTTTGAGCTTAGACATTTGCGCCTCCCTTTATGCGATCGATGATGGAGCGGAGGGCGCGGGCTTGGCCCAACGTGATGGTAAGATCGTTTCGATCCACGCCTCCGCGCGGGAGGCGACGCGGGAAGAACCGCTCCTGCAAGCGCTCAATGAGGTTTCGATCCACGCCTCCGCGCGGGAGGCGTGGATCGAAGTAGTCCGGTAATGGCGGCTCAGGGTATTTTTGCTCACGCTTCTCAAGCGCTTGCATGATAGGCTCTGCCGCCTCTATCAGATCTGTGACCCCAAGTGCCGAAAGGACTATCTCTGCAGAAATCTCGATGATTTCCTCGTGGTCCCCTACGGCGACGCCCTCGGGAAGATTCCGTGGATCTCCGCTCTTGCCGATGATGGTGAGAGTCTTACCGTCTTCTGATTTGAGGACAGCAGGGCATGCGCCGATAGAGCAACGATGCTGAGGGGTGGTGATGTTTATGAGTTTGGTCATGCGCGCTCTCCCACTGGCTGGAAGGGCTTTGAACTGGATACAGAGGGGATAGGGGCTGTAAGCCTCTCAGGAAGCGCGACAGGGCCAAGTTCGGAAAAAGCCAGCCGTGACATCAGCTCATAGAAATCGGCGTCCACGGCGTCAGGAAGCAGCCTCAGGGCATATAGCCATCCAACGGCGACTTCCTCGTCATAACAGCCGGTAAGCCATTCATTGATGACGCCGTGAAGGATGATCTCGGTGGTGGTTTGATCCGCGTTGAGCTTTGCGCGCCATGCGGAGGTTTCACGGCGGCGGTATTCGCCGGAGTCAACGATGGTGGCGTCAAGCGTCACGTCGTCGAGGATGTTTCCACTGTCAAGATATGGCTCTTGATCTTGCCTCAATTCGGCGCTATATGGTGTAGACATGGTGTTCTGGCCTCATCTTTTTGAGGTTTGTGTTAATTCCTGTCGCTGAAAACTGATCTGCCCGATCACGTCTTCAGCACTCGGCTTGGTCAGCCCTTCGAAAGACTCAAAACTCAACAAACGTTTTTGCTTGGCACCCCGGTTCGCGGCCGGGGTCCAACACCTCTATGCCGCTTTCCTCTTCGCGATTGACTGGCGTATGACAGCGCCGTAAACGACGCCCTTGGAGTTGCGCGCCCTGTCGACAAATTCGCCGATGAAACGCCCAAAATGATTACGACCAACAGGGCTTCGGTCGTTGTCACGGCACCAGCGGCGGAAGTCGGTGTAGATGTCGTCGCCCGCCGTGCCGCCGGCCTTCCACCCGCCCTTTGAGGTCAGGTTGATTTCAGCTGATGACGACGCTGTATCCAGCCGCTCATCGACGTAAGAGCTTACGAGGGCACGGTTTTGCCGGTCGATGATCTCTTTCTTCCGGCGCTTCTCATCCCGCTTCTTGACGGGAGGTTCATAGAGCGTGACGACGTTGTTCTCAGGCTGTACGGTGTCGTCAGGCTTGCCGTCAGGCTCAGCAACCGGCGTGCCTCCATCGTCAGGCGCAGCCGGCGGTGCAGGCGGCTCCGGCGCTGCCGTGACGGAACGTGTCACAGGCTTTACAGGCAGCGTCAGGGACGGCGTGTAAGCCTTGCGGGGGATGATGATGGCAGGCGCCACGGGACGCCTTGCAAAGAATGGCGACCAGATCGCCCACAGTCCAAAGGCCGTTGCTGCCTCCACGAGAAGTGCGATGAAAATCTTGACGAACAGGACAATCGATCCGTCATCAACGCCACTGACGGCAGATAGCGAATTGGTTCTCGGATCAACCACCGTCACGCGATCGGTTTTCTTCAGCTCTTCACGCTTGAGCGCAAGCTGTCCGTCCAGCCACATGGCGCGCTCAGCATGGCCGATCTCCGCCTCCAGCTTGCCGAATGTCGGGCAATGCTTCTCCGTAACGGGGCCGTCTATCTTGACGCACCCGTTGATGCCGGGAATACGCAGGAGCGCGTCGATGTCGGCCTTGATGGTCTTCATCGGCCTGACATCAAGAACCTGTTCACGCTGCGCCTTCAGGCGCGTGATCTCTGCCGTCAGCTCATGCCATTCTGATGCCGCTTTTCCGCGCGAGTCTTGAAGCGTGGAGAATTTTGACGATATAAATCCTACGGCTGATATCATCGACCACACCGTAAAGCCGATGAACAGGAGCAGGAGCGCGCCGCCCTGAAACCAGTGCCGATTGCGCCAGAGTGAGAACACGCCGATCAGAGCCACGACCTTGATGAGGTCAGAAGCAACCGACACTCCGCCGATGACCGGCCCACCGAAATCCATCCCATAGATGAAGTTCGCAGCGGTCGAAGCGGTTATGAGGACGAGCAGCGCCGCAGAGACCGGCAACACCCACCAGAGATCTTTTCGCTCAGACATTTGACTTTCCCCGACTTGTGAGAGATACTTGATCGGTTTTTACGGGGACGCATTACAGGGGGACTTCACAAGCAGGTTGGCTGGCGGGCCGCCTGCTTTCGCTTTTTTAGACGCCTGGCAGCATGCTAGTAGCCGCATCCAGATATTCAGCGGCGAAGTAGATAATCGCTATGACGGCAACGCCGATGGCGAGATACCAAAACCACTTCGGGATGTATGGGGGCATTGCTCAGTCTCCCTTGAGGTAAGTTGCAAAAACGCCTGCGGTCCTTACAATGGCTCCGGCGTCGAAGTTTTCAGCCTTGGCGCAAGCCTGTATCGCCAGTTCCAGCGCTGTATGACGGCGGCCTTCTTCTATTCCTTCGGACAACGCCGGAGAGAACATTCCGACGCCCTGACCGTTCGTTCCGACTGGACCGAAATTGTCCAAAATGTCGTCACCGTTCATTTTCTCAGTCTCCATATTCGCCCGGCAGCCTATTGCCACCGGGCTTTGTGAAACGTTAGATTAGAAGCTGTTGAGCTTGATTTTCAGCGTGCCGAGAATTTTGGTTTCGCTGAGATCATCGCTGACGCTAGCGCCGACGTTGCTGTCAGCGTCGTAGGCATCGAAGATCGTCTCTTTGTCGTAGAAGGTGTGGGTGCCTTCGATACCGAAGAAGACATTGTTGGCCACGGCAAGCTCGATACCGGCTCCGACAGTGATGCCGTCGAAAGTGGTGGTCTTGCTGAGAGTGGCCGCGCCGTCTGTGACGCTCAGATCGTATTCAGTCTGGGTGTAGGCAGCGAGGGCGTACAGCAGGGTGCTGTTGTTGACCAGCACACCGGCGCGAACGCCTGCCGACCAGTCATCGCCGCGTTCGAGTTTGAAGCTGCCGACGCCAGCAACAGAGCCGTCAGCGTCCATGTTCGAGAAGCCATAGGTGCCGAAGACGCCGACCAGAAAGCGGTTGCTGAGCTGCTGGTCATAGCCAGCGCGAACATCGCCGACGATGCCGGTGCTATTCAGGCCGTCGAGGTGAGCGATTTCGCGACTATCGCCGGGGACTGTAGCGAAATCGCCTTCTTTCGCAGGAAAGATTTTATACGGATTGCCATGAGTGACAGTTTCACAAGAAAGCCAATCTGTCGTCGGTACGACAGCTTTATCAATTCTTGTTGCTAAGGTATCATCACGATCCTTATTGCCAAATGGATCGAAGTCCAAGTCAGCGGTATCGTCTGAGCAATAGTCCTTGAAATAATCCCGCACGCTCAGATCATGGTTGGCATTCCCATACCCGATAGCGCCGCCGAGATAAAAGCCGCTCCAGTTCACCGCAGTTCCCTGTGGAGCTGGATCGTTAAGGGAGTCGAGAAGATCGCTGGATTGAGCGAAATTCGGCGAAAAAATGACCAGTGAGGCCGCAATCGCCATAGACAACTTTGAGATTTGCATGTACAATTTTCCTATGTTGACAGTGACGTATTTACATCACCAGTGTACCCGGCGTTTCCCCCGCCGGGATCTCGTTTTCAAGCAGCCGCTTGATTGAATTTCCCTGTTTCGTCGCCCCATGAGTCCCAGCCGGTACGATCCGTGCGACTGAACAGCTCGACGCGCCAAGCATCCGGCAGATAGCGTTCTGCCCATGCGTAAGCTTCGTCCGGTTTGCGTGAGTGCTCTCTGACAAGTCCCTCGATGACGTTGCGCTCTGATCGCGAATTGATCGGATTGCCGATGAAGCCCAGAAGGAAGGGTTCGGAGGCGGAGCGCACGCGGTAGCCGGTGCCGAACGCCGTCTTGCCGTTCACGGTCTTCTTGTGCCAAACGCCGCCGGTTTTATAGTCGAAGCCCCAAGCGCTCATGACTTCGAACGCCTTGTCGAGCATGGGCCATGTCGCCCAGAGAAAGAGGCAGCAGTCGCCAGATGCGAGTTGTGAAACCGGAAGCGCTTTGATAGCCTCAAGATCCATGCAATCGTAATGGTGCTTGGCGTTTTTCTTCTCGCCCTTGACGCTCCAGTTCATGAAGTTCCAAGGCGGGTCGGCGACAATCATTCCGTATGTGAGCGGGCGCAAGGGCGCGAAGGGCCAGTCTGTCATACGACCTCCCCACGCTTGGCGAATCTCGTCTTCGCGTAACGAGCGCATACAGGCTTACGTGACTTGACCTTGGCCTCATCGCGTTCGACTTTGACTTTTCCGTCACTGTCGATTTTGAGTTTGAAAATGTCGCCGAGCTTGGTCATGCTTCGCACACTCCCCACTGATCGCAGGCGGTGCCGAAATCGATTGCCGTCACCAAATTGTATTGACGCCCGCCCCGATCCGTTTTCGACCACTCGACGTGATTACGGACGCCGTGTGTCTGGTGGGAAATTTCTCCGCGCTCGCGAACGGCAGGATCATCGCAAGCGGCGAAAAACGTGGCCTGCCCACGTTTTGACACTTCGCTGACGAGGCTTTCCCATGCTTCAATGCGTTCGATGTGCTCCGGGAAACGGCGCGAAATTTCTCGCAGTTCCGACTTCCGGCACATGATGCAAGGCATGCATCCGACGCGGTTCATGCCTTGCTCGTAAAGCGGGTTAGGCTTGAGATCGTGGCGCTTGTGCATTGCCCACACGTCATCGATCGTCCAGCGCAGCAACGGGCGGTAGGCGTATAGCCGCCCCGGCAGGTCAGTGATTTCCCGCTGTTCGAGGTGCTGCCACGCTGGGAGGAACGACCGGGCAACGCTTTCATCCGCTCGGACGCCCTGCCACGAGATAACGCGCCGCCCTTCGGACAGGATCGGGCAATTGACCTGCTTGTTGATCGGCTTGACCTTAAGCTCTTCGGTGCAGAACCGGGCCTTCGTCGAAGGAAAGCGGCCTTTCATCATGCACAGGTCAAGGAACGGATTGCCGGTCGGATGGAACAGTTGCAGCGCGCGCTTGATCTTGTCGGCAGGAACGCCATCAAGTGGCCATTTCTCTGCGATAAATTTGCGCTTGCGCTCGAAATCTGCGGTGAAGTCAGCTCTCACCCATTGGATTTTAGGACCGCCGGTTTTCTTCGGCAGCGCGCGGACAAAATCATAGGTGGCTTCGTGCTCGTTGCCGGTGTCGGCGAAGACGGCTTTGAACGGCCTGCCACGCTCCATCGCCAGCAGATACAGTGCGGTGCTGTCTTTGCCGCCAGAGACAGAAACGATGTGCTCATATGGTCTGGCGCCGTTGACGATGACGCGCTTTGCGTTCGGGGGAAGCTTTTTCATGCTGCCCTCGCCTTGCACGAAGGCTCTGCAGAAACAGAATTCCGAACGGCATATTCAGTCTCGCCAAGATCGCGGGCGATGAAGCGGATGCTGAACCCGCAGGCGTAAAGGATGTTTGCGGCCTTCAGTTTGATATGGGGCAGGCGTTTGATACGCTCATGGATCGCGTCATTTCTGGCGCGCGCTTCTTCCGTGCAGGCTTTGCACCGCTCCGAATATCCGGTGTCTCTTGTCTTGTTACGGTTGAAGTTGCATGGCCTCAGTTCAAGCTCTTCCTTGCAAGGGCCTGTGCAAATGGCGGTTTTGATCATGCGGCCCTCGCCGTTTTCGTCCAGCATCGTTCCGTTCCGTCTAGGGTTGGCCCCTGCCGGGGGTGTGGCAGGGGCCAAGGGCACTATGAGAAAGTACTCAGCGGTGACGCTGGACGAGCCGCTTACACAACCAAACGCAACGCTTACGAAACTGGGAAGGCACTTAAACCAGAACCTGAAATGCAGCCGCGTCCGCCTCACGCGTGGCCGTGACTTCTTGGTAAAGAAGGTCGAGGCGCTCGGCTTCCGCGATGCATTCCTCACCCTTTCGGCGCATGAATTTGCGCGCATCATCCAAAAGGTCAGGTTCGTCGATAAGGCCTTGAATGCTGACGTATTCCTGCGCGCTCTCGACGTAGTATGAAGAGCTGCGGAGTTCTTTCACCAGAAGGCCGAACTGCGGTTCTTTCTCAGCGAAGTCGTGTTGGTTCTCATCGCACGCGTTCTGACGCAGAATGCGCGATACGTGACCGATAAACCCACGGCGCAGGATCGAATAAGCACCTTCATGGTGCGCCTCTGCGCACGTCCGAGGGAAGACCGCTTCTAGGATTTCGTCGGCAACCTTCGGAGCGTTGTTGCCAACCCGTGATGCCGCTATGACGATGGCTTCATTGACTTCGCGGAGCTGTTCATTCAGCATTTGCCGCCTCCAGAATATCGTTGAGGAAGTCGCGGCATTCCGTGATGACAGCAAGGCTGCGGGCGCGTTCGCCTTCGGATCTGAAGCCGCCGATAATGTACTCAGGCGCATACTCACCCGCACCGTCGAGAAGACGCTGACACGACCCGACGATAACGCGGACTGCCTCAGCCTGAGCGCTGGGCTGATACATGGGGTTCTTGCGGCTGACGCTTGTTCCGTTCCCGCCTCGCAAACCTTGAATTGATGCCGCGATAATGCCTTGCCGAAGCGCCGCCTTGGACGGTTCCCCGCCGCTCTTTATGCGGTCATTCAGTATGCGCTTCGTTACGCCGGGGTCTGCCTTTTCAGCATCACGCAGAGTGCGGGCTTCGTGGATGTCTTTCGATGTCAATCCAAGGTCGCTGACCGAAGGGATATTCTCGTTGGGAATATCCCTCTTGCCCTGACCGCCGCGTCCTTGGACTTCGCCGCGATCCTGCGCCGCATCGTATTCGTCAGCCAACCGACGTTTCGCGCCAGCCTCGATTTCCAGAGCGTCGGCTTGTGCGCGATAGACACGCTGGATAATATCGTCGTGAGCATCCTTCGCCTTGGCGAGGCGCGCCGTCTTCTTCGCCGCGTCATAGGCGAAAGAGGCTATCTCTTTGGCTTCAAGGATTTCCGCCGATGTCCGTGCGCCAGCCAGCGCTTTCGCGGCCCGGTCTATGAGCACGGGAAGCGACTGCATTTGAATCTGCTGCTCTACGGGCTGGTCTACAGCGGTCAACATTGCTCAATCCTTGTTTAGGCAAATACTTGGAACGCTGTACTGGGAACTGTTCAGGCGGCGGCGCACTCGTAGCCAATCAGTTCGTCAGCGGACAGGGCAATTCCCCGATCTCTCGCAGCCGTTAGAATTGGCTTGTGGTGTCGCGGCGGGATCATTCCGTCGGTCCCGCCAAACTCACTCCCGTACATCCACCGATAAACGCGCGATTGGTCTACCCCGCAGATTTCTGCGAGCACTTTCACGCCCGCATCATCTTGATTTGTGAACTTTCTCACAATAGAAGCAGCAGGCGACAATCTGCGACGGTTCAAATCACTCATGATGGTGTTTTGCGTTATTCGCAAAGCCTTGTCAATAGCATTTGCGATTTCGGCAATTTGAATAAGGGGAAAGGCATGTCAAAAACGAGCTATGGAAGAGGATCTGTCAGAGTACTACAGGCGTCTGTTCAACGCCGAGCTGGTTGCACAAAACAAGAAGCGCTCGGAGCTGGCGCGTTATTTGCAGGTCAATCCCTCGCAGATATCCAGGCTGCTTGGCGTGGAGGAAAAAAACAAGGGCAAGGGCCCGCCCATAAAACTCGCGCAGCTGACGCTCGACAAGGTCGAACAAATTTCGAGATTCCTAGATATTAAAATGTCGCCAGAGATTTTGATTGCCAGAGGAAAGTCTTATGTTAAGTTTGCTCCCTTTAGAGGCGAACTAGCACACGGCGTATGGCTCGAAAAGATAATGGTGAGACAAAAGCATGTAAGGCAAATCCCTTATTTGCCTGTTGCTGAATTTGCACATTTAGAACAGTATGCCTACACGATTATAGACAATCATGCCAAAAGTTTTGCTGAGCAGGACTCTTTCGTAATCTGCGTCGATTATAACAAAGCCCGCAGCTCTCCCAAAGACGAGGATGTTGTCGTAATTGAGCGGGTCAACACTCTTGCGGGTGGCAAAAGCAATGTCGTGGCGATTGAGCGAACCTTACGGATCGTCTCGCTACAAGATGACAAGGTTGTTCTCATCCCCCTCACGGATGATCCGGACGTGCAAGAGATCTCATATGATCCCAAAGGCACAGACATCACAATAAAAGCCTTAGTCCTCGGCACCTTCAATCTCTCCACCAACATCTCCTTATAAACAGGAAAGACTGCGACTTTTTCGCATCAGACGCAAAGGCTGACGTTTGATTTGCGAAAAACGCAAAAATTACGATTGACATGCCTTTGCGAATAACGCAAAGATGACCCTATCAGCCGCCCCAATGGCTGAACTCTACCAAACCCCGGCGTTGCCCATAAAGCTTCGCCGGGTCCAAAGAGCAAAAGGATCAAGGGAATATGAAACCAGTCTTAATCACAACTCAGCATCGCGGCGTCTTCGCCGGTCTGGTCGAAGACGATCAGGACATCAACGCACGCTCCATGCCGCTGAAAGCAGCGAAGATGGCTATCTACTGGGGCACGACGCGCGGCGTCATGGAACTGGCACAGTCCGGCCCCACCGGTAAGAGCCGCATTAGTCTTCCCGCTGACATTCCGGCCTTACACGACATTACAGCCGTTTTCGAAATCTCCCCGGAAGCTTGGGCCAAGTGGCTGGAGGCTTGATCCAATGGATGACCTCCTAATCACGCGCGATGACCTCATTAAGGGCGGCCTTTGCATGGAAGGCGTGAATGAGGTCATCAGCAGGGTTTGGCCAATCGCTGCGGCGATGCCGATCAGCGCCATTCTGCCAAGCCTCGACGAAGACGAGAAAGACCAGATGCTAACCGCCGTCAAGGCGGACGGCTACGGCAACGGCAACGGCAACGGCGACGGCTCCGGCTACGGCTCCGGCGACGGCTACGGCAACGGCAACGGCAACGGCGACGGCTACGGCTACGGCTACGGCAACGGCGACGGCGACGGCTACGGCTACGGCTACGGCTACGGCTACGGCAACGGCGACGGCTCCGGCTACGGCTCCGGCGACGGCTACGGCAACGGCAACGGCAACGGCGACGGCGACGGCTACGGCTACGGCTACGATTAGTCTATTTCACCAAACTCTCTGCCTCCTCCCTCAGTAATGGAAGAGAGCAACTAAGCCCCAGCCGCACAGCCAAACCAACTAAGGCTGGGGCTTTTTTCAAAGAAGGTTGAGATCATGATTTTCAATTCTGCCCCCAGCGATGAGCGTCACCACTTTAGCTCCGGCGACACTAGTGCCCGTTGCCGTTATGCGGGGGCGGAAGCGCGTCAGTCGTCACGACATATAGCCCAGAGGCGGCTGACGCGCAGCTATTGGCTGGCGGTAACGCTCGGAACGGTTCTGGCGATCCTGATGCTGCTGTTCGCCCTCACATCCATCTATTTCAATTACACGCCGATCGGCATTTTCTACACGGTCGTCGTGGGCAACATCGTCTTCATACTGAAGGTGCTTCAAACATTCCGCAAGCACTACGAGGCGGCGAACAAGACCTGCTGCCTTCAAGCGGAGGTCATCGAGAAACTCGGTCAAGACAACATCGATCTCCAGCATGACGTTGAATACTGGAAAGCAATTTCCTTCACCAAGCGGGGTGGACTGACGGTGGTGGGGGAAGCGGCGGCGGGGCAATCCCGTTCGGAAAATCAGGAGGGCTCCGCCGCCGTTGTTCCTTTCAAGACAGATGGAGCGGCGTGATGAAACTGCGCAAGAGCTTCTACGAGGTAGCCGAAGCAGACCCAGCAATGGCGACGGCCATGTTCCACGCAGCGCTTAAGCGCTTGGGCGGAAGCTTGTGCCTCACGCAAGAAGAGCTTGAAGCCTACGAGGGCGTCGGGTCCGCCAAAGCGCTTGTCGCGGGTGAAATGACCGAAGAGCCGGATATTGCCCATGTGGAATGGACTGCCGCCGTTTTCCAATTCACCAAGCCAGAGGGAGCCGCGTAGTCATGAGCAAGCTTGTCACATGCGCAGTCAGCCACCTTCCTGCCGGTCATCCGAACGCTTGCGGCGATTGCGATCCCTGCATCGTGCACGACCGCCCGAAGCAGCTCGAAGCGCTCTATGTGGACTGGGAGCGCATGTACTGGAACATCAAATCTCTCATGAGCTCCGCACAAGCCGCAAGCTATGCGCTGAAAAGCTACGAGTACGGTAATTCGTCACCGGAGCTTGCACAAGAGGTGATCGTGGCGCTTGAAGCAGATCTAGCCAAAGCAAGAGGCGCACAATGACCCCATCCGTAGAAGCCTACATCTCTCTCGACGGCACCGGCTACACGATCAGCGACAAGGGCGGAATGTTCCCCTGCGATCTGTACGCGGATATCGCGCCGGGAATGATGCCGGGAGATTTCGAGATCACCGCCATTTATGTCGGCTCTGAACACGTCAGTTTCAAGGAACGCCTTACCGGAGATCGTCACGACGAAGCCGCTCTCATTCTGATCAAGGATCACGACTGGCTTGAATGGGCGGAAGAACAAGGCGGCGTTGATGCTGATTGTCGGCGTCCTGCTGGCGGCGATGTTGGTTCAACGCATGTCGATGCGGGGGCACAGATATGACCGTTGAAGACAGGGTGAAGCGGGTAATCGGAAGCCATTTCGATCTCGATCCGGACATGATCAAGGTCACTTCTGAACTCGAAGTTCTTGGCGCGGATAGTCTCGACCTCATCGAACTGCTCATGGCCCTTGAGGAAGAATTCAGAGTTGAACTGCCAGACAATGACGAGATCTGCCACATCGCGACAGTGAAAGACGTGGTGAGGATGGTCAAGGATCATCTCTCCCATCAGGGAGTAACAGCATGACCTCAGACCGCGAACGCAAGCTCAAATTCATCGCCGAAGCTGGCTTCACCGATTTCCGCAAGAGCGTCATCGAAATGCTCTCAAGGCGCGGCCCCGATTGGCTCACAGACGATCAGATCGATGATCTTTACAGGGCAGAAGCCGCTGCCTGGGAACGGGCGCAGAGGCGGAATGCAGAGAACCGTGAACTTGCAGCCAGCGCCAAGCACGGGAGAGCGGCATGAGCGACATCCTCCACTTTCTCAATCTCCGCGAAGCCTACCGTACCGGGATAATAGACCGCGCTGAATTTGTCCGCCGGTTTAACGAGGCGATGAAAGAGGCTGCAAATGACAAATGATCTGAACCTTTTCGAACGCCCCGCAGAGATTTGCTACTGCGTCGGCAATGGCGCTGCGACTTGTGCGCCATGCCGGGAACGTCGCGCGGGCAAAACCGCACAAAGCGAAGTCGTGCAGGCTGACACCTCGAAGCATCCCTTTCAGTGGCTACTGGATGCGTTGCCGGAGGCGGGAAAAGCAACCACCGACGATAACAATACCTGCTGGAGCAATGGCCAATAGCGGAAACTGCGATTACGAATGCAGCGTTTTTCTCGCTGGCCGCTGTGATGCTCAGGCCGACGCAGCAGAACACTTTGTTTATGAGGCAGAAGGCCGTGAATGGGCGATGACGCGCATTGAAGAAGATGCTGACGAGGAAGTCTATTCTTCCGTCAAAGCCATGATTGACGATCAGCGCGCGAAGGATGGAGGCTCTGATGCAGTCTAAGACCATCAATTTCCGCGACCTGCCGCCAGACGAGCGGAAAGAGCTTATCGCAGCGCTTGAGAGCGATGTTGCAACCCTGCGATACGTCGCCGGGGACCGCATAGAAGACCTATGTGAAACCGTACAGGACGCTGTTCGCGAAGTCATAGAGGAATGCCGCCAGCGTGGCAAGCGCTGCGCCCGTGAGCATGAAGATCTGAGAATTTCCGTCTACGCCTATCTGCATCAATCAGGCGACGGAATTTGCTGGGGAATTGATGGCTGTACGGGCGTCAATACAAAGCGGGGGATCGTGGAATGACCTGGGAAGAGCGCTGCAAAGCCGTGCCCCTCGGCACGAAGGCCCCAGCCATTGGCGGAGGCTACTGGATCAAAACCGATCGCGGATGGAAATGGCACAACGGAGCTACCTTTCCTTGTCCAGGAGGGGATTGGACCGGGGAATTGATTGAACCCGCGAAGAAGGAAGAGGACGGGAAATGACCACAATTCGCGACCTTGCCAGAGAAACAGAAGCCGCCCGCGCCCTCCGCGCGAACCTGGCTGACATTATTCAGGATGAAGACGACGCCCGTGATTTTGTCGAAGGCGAAACCAACCTTCTGGAAGCCATTGAGCTTGCCGTCAAGCAGACCGGTGAAGACGAGGCCGCTATCGAAGCGATCGACAATTACGTCGCCAAGCTTAAGGGCCGGAAGGATCGTCTCAAGAGCCGCTTGGAGGCCACACGCACCGCTATTGCCGTTGCGATGAACCAAGCCAGCCAGAAGAAGATGGAGACGCCTTACGGCACCGTGACGCGGAAGTACACCATCAAGACCGCGATCATCACCGATGAAACCAGCATACCCACACATTACTGGAAACCGCAAGACCCGAAGCTGGACAAGGCGAAGCTCGCTTCCGACATGCGTGCCGGCCAACGGATCGAAGGCGCAACGCTGTCCAACGGCGGCGAAACTGTAGCGATTAAGAGGGGCTGACCATGAACGCACTCGTCAGATTTGATCCGAAACAAGTTGCTCTCATCAAGCAGACAGTCGCCAAAGACGCTGACGATGACGAGTTCAATCTCTTTGTCGAGATGTGCAAGGCGCGCGGACTCAATCCACTGACGCGGCAAATCTTCTGCCAGATATACAACAAAGACAATCCAGCCAAGCGTCAGATGGTCATCGTCGTGTCTCGCGAGGGGCAGCGCTCCATTGCCGAGCGCACCGGTTCCTATCGCCCCGACGAACAGCCAACCCGATTTGTAACATGCGAGAAGGTGCCAGCATCAAACCCTGCCGGTCTCGTCAGTGCAGAAGTGGCAGTCTACAAATACGCGAAAGACGGATGGTATCCGGTTCCCGCCGTTGTCTATTGGGAAGAATTCGCTCCCTTGATTGAAGCGGCTGAGGATGAGCGTTGGGAAGAGACGGGCGAAGTCTGGCCTGACACAGGGAAGCCCAAAAAGAAGAAAATTACCAGCGGCGAAATCATCACCAAGCTTGATCCGTCAAAACAGAACTGGCGCAAAATGCCTCGCCTGATGCTGGAAAAGTGCGCGGAAATGGCTGCGTTGCGCAAGGCATTTCCTGACGATTTCGGCGGGCTGTATGGCGAAGAGGAAATGGATCGGGGTGACATCATAGATCTGACGCCAACTGAGATGGCCGAGAAATCCGCGCGCGAAGATCGCCTCGCCAAGATAGGCGGTCCTGATACCTACATCATCGATTGGCTTGACGGCAACGAGCTTCAAAACGTGCCCGGCGGTAAGTTCGCCGATCAGGTCATGGCCTTCATCACGAGCTGCAAAGACGAACCGAGCGCCATCCGCACATGGAAAGATCGCAATAAGCATAGTTTCCGCCAGTTTTGGGCAGCGCACAAGGGCGAAGCGCTTGAACTAAACAAAGCCCTTGAGGCTGCAAGTCAGCCCGTCACCGCCGGTCATGACCCTATAGGGGAGGAAGCGGCGTAATGGCAGAGTACAATCAGCAATTCGACAGCTTTACGGAATGGGAGTGCAAGGCCCGCTCCTGGCTGACGCGCCGGCAGCGCTTCGATTCAAGCGGCCACCCGTACAACCGCGCCGTCTGCTTCGATATGAAGGGGCGACTTGTCCAGAACGGCGGCGACTTCATGCGCGCGCGGGATGATGGATCGTTCCCTGTCCGCTGGCTATGGCCGGATCAAATCGCAGAGATCGGAAATCAGCACCCGTTCTTTCAGGATGAAGCGGCATGAGCGACCGGCAGGACTGGCTGACATTTCGCGACATGCTCAGAGGCTACCGCAAGGATGTCGGCATGACGCAGGCAAAGTTCGGCGAGGCTATCGGCTATTCCACGGCCTACGTGTGCGACATCGAGCTAGGGCATCGGAAGCCGTCAGTCCAGTTCGTCGAAAATTTCACCAGCAGGATGAGCATGCCGGAAGGCGAAGCCACAATCTGGCACAGGCTCGGCGCGAAAGCAAACGGGTGGAAGATATGACCGAAACCGATCCAAACGCCTGGGTAATCATAGCCCTGCTTTGCGTCTGCATTGTTGTCTGGGGGATGGTTTTTTTGAGGCCGATGAAATGAGACAGGGCGCTCCGCTATCATATCGCTGGTCAGGCGACAGCTTCGAGATCCTCCCGCGCCATCAGAAGGCGGCAGACGCGGAGTTTGTGATCGGCCAAGTCTACACCTTGGAAGAGGTCAAGGGCCGGTCGCAGGTCAGTCACAACCACTATTTTGCAGCGATCCAATCCGGCTGGATGAATTTGCCGGAGCAGGTTGCTGAACGCTTTCCGACGACTGAGCATTTGCGCAAGTGGTGCTTAATTCGTTCTGGCTACCACGATCAGCGATCCATCGTAGCAGCATCGAAGGCGGAGGCCCGGCGTGTCGCCGCATTCATCAAGCCTATCGACGAGTTCGCCGTCGTTGTCGTCTCAGAATGCACTGTAACGGTCTACACGGCAAAAAGCCAGAGCAAGAAGGCGATGGGCGCGGCTGATTTTCAGGCATCCAAACAAGCCGTCCTTGATCTGATTGCCGAGATGATCGGCGTCGAAACGAAGCAGTTGAAACAGGAGCAAGCAGCATGAGCAAGCGTTTTTGGATGGTCTGGAATTCGAACGGCCGCGCGCCGTGTCATCGCCATCTTACCGAAGCTGAGGCGATCAAGGAAGCCGAAAGGCTCATGAACTCATGCGCGCGTGGCGATGATGTCTTCTACGTGCTGGAAGCCAAGCACCGCATCAAGATTGCAGATCGCCCGGTCGAGAAAGTCGAATTGGCTAATGAGCCGTTCACGGATGAAGAACGCCGGGCGATCGAGCACGATCAGGAAATTCCATTCTGATGACCAGCCGCCGCGCCATCCTCTTCCAAGATCTTGAGGCTGATATAGAGGCCCGTATGCATCCCCTCGAAGCAAAGAGACCGGGACGCATCGTTACGGCTGCCTATGTCGCCACGGGCTTTCTGACAGGGATTGGGATGGTGTTCGGCTATCTGTTCGGTCTGGTTTTCATTCTGCCGGTGGCGGCTGTTTTCAGGAGGGTTAGGCGATGACGGAGCGCTGGACGATCCCCGAAGACCGCAAGCCACTGACACGCAAGCAGATTGCTGAGTTGTTCCTACGCCAGCAAGGGCGCTGCCCGATCTGCACCATGCGCCTCGAAACGAAGGGCCATGAGCCGGTGGAATTCATCGACGAGCACATGGATCCGCTCTGGCGCGGAGGATCGAACGAACTGAACAACAGGGCTCTGGTCTGCAAACCTTGCGCCAATGCGAAGACTGTAAAGGAAACCTCAGAGCGCGCCAAGGGCTATCGGGTGAGGGATAGATTCATCGGGGCGAAGAAGCCCCGTAACCCAATGCCGGGTTCGCGCAATTCGAAATGGAAAAAACGTATGGATGGGACGGTAGTGCTGAGATGACCCCCCTACAATCAATAACCAAGGCTGCATACGAGGCAGAATGGGGACCGGGAAGCTGGGATCTCGTGTCTGAAGATCGCCAGATGGAGCGGTGCCGGTATATGAGCGCCGGGTTGATGGCGCTCGCTGCATTCGATTTCAAAGGCCCTCATCTTCTACCCGATGAAGCATTCAAGGCAAGGCTACGCACCATTGCAACGGAGAACACCGATGGCTGACGATCCAACAGAAGACGAAAAGCTTCCTGCATTTCTTGAACGCATGGCAGGAGAGACTGGTAGTTTTAAAGCGCTCAGCGTCGGTGATGCCGCCCGGCTTTGCAGCATTGCCGCAAGCTTCTTCGATCTGGATTGCCAAGCTGCAACGCACGTCGAAAGCGTCATCTGCATGCGCTCCGCTCATTTTACTGGCGAGCCACCTTACACCGGATGGAAGGGCTTGGGCAAAGCTCTTCGCGAAGATTATGACGACCTTTCAGCGCTAAAGGAAAAGCTGAACGAGGCGAGGGAAATCATCACCGGACTGCTTGATTTTCCTTTGTCTCCTTCATGGCTTGCCCGCGCCCGCGCTTTCCTGAAGGAGAACGCCAATGGCTGACATGGACAAGCTGAGAGCAGACCTCCTTGAAACGATAGCCGACGCCATTGCGGATGAATGGTCAGCAAGACCCGGCTGGCATCAGCATTGTGCGGCTGCCGCTCTCTCAGCGATAGAATCCGCAGGCTACGTCCTTATGCCTAAGGATCAGATCCTCCGCAAGATGAGCCACGAGGAATTCACCGAGATGGTGGAGCGGATCAGGTTCAGGGAGAATGCAGATGGCTGATCAGGACAAGACCCCCGGCCAGATCGCATTCGATGCATGGATTGCACATCGGATTGGCGAAGCGACCCATGAAGAAGAGCTTCTGTGGGGCAATCAACTCACAGAAGACAGATCGATCTGGGAAGCCTCCGCCTCTGCCGTATGGGATCAAGCAGTAGAGGCTTGCATCAGCGCGATTTGCGAGGATTGCGCCGAGGGTAAACCTATCAGTTACGGCTATACGCATAAGCGGCTCACGCTGACAAAAGATGTTTACGAGGTCAATTGCCCTGCCGAGACCATTCACCTCTTAAAGCGCTCTCACCAGAGCCAGACGGGTACGGATGTTCTGTGTCAGGCGAAATCCTCGACGCAAGGCGAGACCGTATCGCGCGAAGGCGCTCTTCAATTGGACTTGGTTGCGGAAGCGGAAAAGCGGGAATCGCAGCCAGCATGGATGGAAGCACGCAAGATTATCCATCTGTTGGTCCTCCATTGCAACGGGCACGTCGATCACTTCGGATCGCATTGTTCGCAATGCAAGGAGGCCACTGCAATCGTCGCCGGACTCATCGCAGCAAATACCCAAGGCCAGATTGATGAGCCCGGCACGGGCGATGAGATGACCGCTGCAAGTGACGGCGTTTGCCTGACACCAACTATCAATCAGGAGTCGGACAATGGCTGATCTATCCAGAGAAGAGATAAAAGACTTGGCCGACGAACACGAACTTTCTGGCAATGCATTTGATATGGATGATGAGCCGCAAGCGGTTGGCCATTGCGTCGTGGAAACGCCCGTTACTCTCAAGGGGCAGCTCACGCTCATGATTAACGTTCAGGGTCTCACCGCGCATGATTTCCACTGTGATTCATACATCCCGGATACGGCGGAGAAGACAGATGAATGACCCCACGCGCAGCGAGCTTCTGGACGAATACTACACCGTTTTGCATCAAGCCCATGCGGCTATGCGGCTTGCCATGAAGGACAGCGGACTGTCGAATGAAGAAATTTCCTCGAAACTTGGCAAAGAGACGCCGACACTAAAAACGCTGAGCTTCATGGCAACCGAAATCGGTTGTCGCGTGGAATTGATGTTCACTCCGTTCAGCGAAATTGGCAAATCAAAATCCCGGCCGATGGAAGAAGCCCCATTGGATGGAACACCGCTTCTTCTGTTTGCCCGACACCCGGATGCTGAAGTCGAAGCACCAATAATCGGAGCATGGCGAGACGGCAATTGGTGGGCTGTACGCTTCATTGGCGAAGCGCCTTGCCGCGTCATCCCGATCGCATGGATGCACATACCTGAGTTTACAGACGCGACCCATGCTCCGTTTCACAACCCAGGAGCCGACCAGTGAGCAGATGCCCTGAATGCCAATACCGCAAGACCATGGTAGCGGATTCCCGCCCTCGCGATAACTGGAAAATCGTATTTCGCCGGAGACGATGCGCCAAGTGTGGGCACAGGTTCAATACTATCGAGTCATACGAAATGGCGGGCGGAAATGTGGTTGGACCGGCCAAGAGGCGCGCGATTGCAGAGGCAAGGCGCGCTTTGCAATCTGGCATTCGCGTGCTCGATGAAATCGACATCTCCGACGAGATCGCCAGAGGCGCCAGCCAGTTTCAGAATACCGGAGGCGACAATGAGTGACGGCTACCACGATGACGAGGTGCTGACCCAGACGGAAGCCGCGCGGCGTCTCAAATACTCGGTCCGCTATTTCTCGACACTGGACATTCCCTATATAGGCCGACACAAGGCGAAGCGCTATCGTTGGGGTGACATAGCAGCGTGGCAGGAGAGAAATAAAACATGCCCAGCATCTACGTCTTCCGGCGCAAGTGGAAGGACAAGGAAGGCAAGCAGCAAATCGCAAAAGAGTTCTCCGCAGAGATACGATTCTCAGGCGGTGCCAGATATCTCCGACGTACTGGAGAGACTGAGGAACGGCGCGCAAAAGCGGCTGCCCGCGGCCTAGCGGCCGATATCGAGGCCAAGGAGCTTCCCAGGCGCGGCAAGGAAGTCATGACGCTGGGGAAGATGTTCGCCAAATGGGGGATGGAGAAGGGCAACGAGCTGCGATCCGGTAAGGACGTTGCTTGGCAGATCGAGAAGCTCATGCAGTTCATTGGAGAAGCTCGCGAGGTCGCGGAAATCGGCAACAAGAATGTAAACGGATTCGTGCAGGACGCCAAGCTGGCTGGTCACGGCCCCGTCGTAATCAACCGATGCCTTGAGCGGCTGCGCGCCACGATGAACTTTGCGGCGAAGCGTTGGGAAGAACCCGTGCGGGTAATCGATTGGAGAGAATTCCGGCAGAAGGAACCGAAGGCGAGAGAAGTTTATCTGTCGCCGCCCGAAGCGCGCAGATTGATGGAGGCGCTGCCAAAGCATATTGCGCTGGCGTTTGCATTCACGCTGTACACGGGATGTCGTCTGAACGAGATGCAGACGCTTCGATGGGATTGGATCGACTTCGGGCGCGGCGTGGCTAATGTGATCACGAAAGCTCAGGGCGCGGAGATTGTCACGCGGCTACTGTGGTTGTCCGAAAAGGCTATGCGCGTGCTTCACGGTGTCGGCGTTCCGCCAGAGATCGAAATCGGCGCATGCGTGCCAATCGAGAGAGTCAGGGTCTTCACGTTGACGAACCGGCGGCGACATTGGGAAGCCGCTCGCAAGAAGATCGGGCGGGAGGATCTGCACTGGCATGACATCCGCGCAATGACCGCCAGTTGGGCGCGGCAGTACACGCGAGCGGACAACACGCTGATTGCCGAAACGCTCGGACACTCTGACGTTGAAGTGACAAGAAGATACACGCGCGTCGTGGACAGGGAGATTGTGGAGATGCTGAATCAGTTGCCGGACATCGACGTTGCAGATGCCGCGACGGCTGCACCTATCGAATCTACCATCAATCTTATTGACCAGAAGGCGCGGAACACTTAGAATCGTTGTGAATTAAGGATTTTGTTGGTCGGGGCGGGGTGATTCGAACACCCGACCCTCTGGTCCCAAAACATAGGGATTGAGGCCAGAACCCTTAGTTTACTAGGGAATTGACAGCGCGAAAGCCGCATATTCGCGCAAGAACGGTTCATAAACATACGCATGACTTACCATCAAAAGTGTCATCAAGAAACATCCATGAATGATGTGGCCGACATTCCGCGTTGCGCAGATTGCACATCCTATCCGCTCAGCTTCTGCGATCAGGAGCGCTTTTGCCGGACCGTGATGAAGACCGTCTCGTTTATGCGTCCGGCTTGCGACAAGCAGTCAGAGCGAGCACGGGGGTGGTCGGCCAATGTGGAACTGCTGAAAGTTCAGGTCCGCCGTCGAAGGGTCAATTTGTTGGGCATGCGCATGGAGAGTGCACTAACGCGCGCCCATGAACTCGACAAGCAGCGTCAAGTGGATCTTGCCGAGCGTCAGATGGTCGAAGCGTTTCGAGCGGGTCAGTCTGGGGACATTCTTCACAAGGAGTGGGGCGGGGTCGTTTACTTCGTGCGCTGCGGTGAGTTCATGAAGATCGGGCACACGGCGCATTCAATCAAGAAACGCTTCGACGGGCTGATGAATGGAAATCCGTACGAGCTGGATTTGATTGGATTAGTGCGCGGCACCGTTCAATTGGAACGACGCTTTCATGCGCATCTGAAAGAGCATCATCATCGTTTGGAGTGGTTTCGCATTGATCTGCGATTTATGAGGCGTGCCCGTTTACTGATCACGCGCAACGGTGGGCACTTTTTCGGACAGCACCTGTTCTAACCGCACGCGCCATGCTCTCCGTGGGGTAGAGGGGAGCCGCGACTGTTCTGGAGAAAGGAGAGAAGGATGGCAGAAGCCTATCCGTTACATTGGCCCGCCGGTTGGCCTCGGACACGATCGCCGCAGCGGTCGCGCTTCGACGTGACCTTCGAGAAGGCTCGGCAGGAGCTTGTCTGGGAGATCGAGCGCATGGGCGGCCGCTATCCCTTGATCTCAACAAACATTGCGTTGCGTCGCGATGGCTATCCCTATGCGAGCGCGAAAGCGCCGGATGATCCTGGCGTCGCCGTCTATTTCCAGAAAGGTGACAAGCAGATGGTGTTCGCCTGCGATCGCTGGGATCTGGTAAAGGACAATATCAGAGCGATCACGAAGACGATAGAGGCTTTACGCGGGATTGAGCGCTGGGGCGCGTCGGACATGATGGAGCGGGCGTTCTCAGCGTTCGAAGCTCTCCCGCCGCCGAGCGACTGGCGCGACACTTTCAAGGGCTGCCGGACGGCTGACGACGTGCAGCGGGAGTTCCGCCGCAAGGCCAAGGAATGTCACCCTGACAGCGGCGGCAATAATACGGCGTTCGCGAAGCTCACAGAGCATTATGAACAGGCAAAACGGGAGATGGCTTCAACATGAGCCGGATGTCGTTTGACGATCCTCATGGCACCAGCGACCAAGCGCGTCAGCATCTTCTGGATAACCGGTGCGAGCACGCCACGAAGCGTCACCGCACTCGCAAGCGTCGCATTAAAGTGAGCGCCAAGAAGAAGGCCCGCGTTGCCCATGTGAACGCTCTATATAAAGCACGGCAGCGGAAATGGAACAAGGCGGCACGGGACTATTGGCAGGGCAGGCGGGACAGCCATCCATGTGGCGGTGATTGGTGACCCCTATTCCAACCCTCTCCCTATACGGGGGAGATTGAGAGGATTAAAATGAGCCTCGATGTTTATTTGAACGAAGGCAGCGCGGGACCGGAGCGCTGGGCGATCTTCATTCGTGAAGACGGCCAGAATAAGGAAATCACGCTGGAGGAATGGAACCGGAGATTTCCGGGGCGTCAGCCAGTGCTGGCGAAAGTCGGCGGCGGCAGCACGATCTACGAAGGCAACATCACGCACAATCTCACGGAGATGGCCGAAGCAGCCGGACTTTGCAAGCCACTGTGGCGACCAGAAGAAATCGGCATCGAACGCGCTGAGCAGCTTATCGATCCGCTCGAAAGCGGTTTGATCGAACTTCGCGCTGACCCCGACAAATACAAGCCGTTCAATCCTGAAAACGGCTGGGGTCATTATGAACTGCTCGTCAGATTTGTCGATGACTATCTACAGGCTTGCAAGGAAAATCCTGAAGCCAAGGTTAGCGTTTCACGTTGATGATCTGGCGCGGGATATGGCGTCAGCCTGATGGAGGGGAAATGAGCGCTTTCAAGCTGGACATAGACGACAGATCAAGAAATGCTGGTCGCTTCATTAGCCGTGTCCGGCGCGAACTTGCCAAAACATTCACGATCGAAGTCGCTAAAGGGAATATAACCAAAGATGGCTTGGCAGCAAAGCTTGAAGTTGAATGGTCAACAATTCAGGCCAAGCTCAATGGTGAGGAAGCCATGTCCTGGCGGGACGTTGCCGACATCGCGTGGGCAATGGGGTGTGAAGTGGTCTTGGAGGTGAAGCCGAAGCCGGAGGAAGGGAAGCTATGACCAACAGAATTTTAGAACTCGCACAAGCGAAAGCGCAAGCTGAAAATTTCGTCAACATGCTCGGCATGGTGAACACGCCGACAGACCTGAACGAGCGCATCGCGTCAGACGCCAGATACAGGCTTGCAGTTGACGCCGCTATGAAGGCTGATGCCGAGTATAGGGAAGCTATTTCGAATTTGACGCCGGGGGAGTTGCAGGAGCTTGCGTTGAACGGTGGCTCCGGGAGTAATGGCGGTCAGGTGAAATGAACGATGATGAAGTGGCCGCAATCGCGGAGCAGCATGACGGCCGGTATTTGATTTCGCGCTCGGACTGGCGGAATAAGGAAGGCGCATACGATGCGTGCGCCAAGCTGGTTTCCAGTGGACGTGCGCGATGGCTCGGCATCAAGACGTACGCATCAGAAGGATGCGGCGATCCAGGGCCAGGCATTGAACTGACCCGGCGTCAGGGGCACCTCACCCAATCAGGCGGCGAGTAGCAGGACACTGGCGCGGCAAAGAGATCATCATCAGCCGCCCAATGCCGTCCCGCATTGAAGATCAGTAGCCCAATCGCTATACTGGCAAATATTACGGCGAAAGCAAGGGTGCGATCGCCTTTATCCAGTCGATCACTACAGGCAGCGGGGCTTGCATCAGCAACGCGATCCCGCCGCCGATGTACAGTAGCGCCTGAGGCTGCGCCAGCTTGCTGAGGTCGAGGCGCTTGGGCGCTGGCTTGTGGTCCAGTTGCCCTTTGATCTCGGATAGTTCGTTCAGGATCGCCATGATCAGAACTGCCAAATCGGGATGGTCTTGCCGGAGCCGCCTCAAACTGTCCTCGATGAAATCCATTCGTCTTCCCCGACTCCGCAATATATTCACTGGTTGTCATGTCTTCGCCTGTTTTTCAGAGTTGATTGTTGTCAGCCATTTGGCGAAACCTTCTTTCGTCTTTTGGTCAGCAGCGGCGTCGATGGTCTAGATCGGCGTTGCTGCGCTGCTTGTAGTTGGTGTATAATCTACGGATGATTCAATCGGTTAAGGAGACTCTCATGACCATGTCCACGCGGGTAGCGCCCGCTTCCAAGGAGATGATCGATGAGAGGACGCGCGTTTCGCCGTCACAAGGCGTACACGAAGATGATGCGCCGGTTGAAGGAAGATCGTAACGAGCACTATGACGATCTGACCTGCGCCTGCTGGCATGATCCCCGCGCAATGGCGCGGTTCAAAGAGCAACCACAAGTTTGCAGCGGTCGCTGTTGCGGCAACCAGCGGAAGCACGAGGGACCGACGATGCAGGAACGCCGCTGGCTTTAGTGTCTTGAATTCAGTGTAAAGCCATGCACAAATGGTTTTGTGTATCGCGGACCCTCACCCCAATGGGATGGAGGTGCCATCACCCTATGGGAGAGGGCTGGATCACCTTCGACACGTGTCGAACATGTTAAGGGAACCCCGTTTCCCTTACCTTAGCGCTGGGATATGTAAAGGCTTCTTGCCCTACAAACGCTATCTGTAGGGCAATGCGGATTTACTTGCGGTGCGTTCAGTCGAACATTTTCAAATGTGCGCTGTCTCGAACATGCGGATTTATTGGACACGACTGCACGATGTCCAATAAACTGGTTATTTAACCGGGCGGAAAAGGTACCTTATGGAACAGAAACCGTTGCTGCGTAAGGCTTTCAGGCTGGGTAAAACCGGACAAAAAACCGGGCATAAATAGTGGTTTTAAACCACCATTTACACCGCCACCCAGACGAAGTAACCAGCCCCGGCACCGGCGATCCCGCTTACAACCAACGGAATGAACGCCAGCGGCGCGGCAAACAGTGCGCTGAGCGATCCGATCACAAGCCCGATCGTCAGCAGGAGTATGGCAGCTTCGAAATATTCAGCTTTTGCCCGCGCCTGATTACGCATGGTGCCCATGCGATCAATCACGGCGGACTGGCCTTTCAGTTCCAGCGTCATGACTTTCAGATCAATGCGTGAGGCCCGCGAGCGGTAATCGTCTTCCTTCATGGAGACGACGGCGAGAGCGCAGCCGAGAATGACGAGATAGAGCGCGGTGAGGGATTTGAGGCGGTCAACCATCTTTACAGAAACTCGGCTGTGGTTTCTTACAGGTGCATGCGTGCTTCCGATTATGCGCCCTCACTCCGTCCGCTGTTGGGATCGTATCATCGACGTGCCACGTTAGTTGCGAGAAGTCCTCGCAGGCCGTATTAACTACCTTTACGGCAGGTTGGACTTTGCTCGCAGAGCCGCACCCGATCAGGGCGAGCGGCAGGAGTAGGGGGAGTGCGGTCAGCAGCCTGACGCGCCTGCCTGCGTATGGCGTCGAGTTCATCATTTGCCTCTTGGATCTGGGTCTGCCAATGGATATCGCGCGCGGTGACCGCTGCGGCTTTACCATTTGCCCCGGTGGAATATCCATGTGTCCATATAGAGATGATTGCGCCAGCGCCAGCGAGCGCCGCAATCAGGTACTTGCTTCCAAAGCCAAGCATCAGCGGCCTTTCTCGCGATTGTCGTCATAGCGTGCCCACACGATCAGCAGGAAGGCAGCAATCGACAGCGCGCTGGTCAGCAGCATCAGTTGCGGCAGCGACGTTCCCAGATCCTTCAAGACACCGATGATGCCCATGATCTGGGTTTGGCTATCCAAGATCGCCGTGCCGGTCGCGCCCGCCGAGACAATGCCGAGCGCGGCAGATTGCACCGTCCGGGAATTCATCGCTGTGGATGGCTTCCTGTAGCCGAGCAGCCGCGATTTCGCCTGCGGGGCGATGCTGACCTGATTGGACTGATTGCCACCCAGCACCTGCACGTTGCCGCCAGATTCGCCGACGTAGAAACCAACGTGCCCCGTCCAGCTTCTGGGATCGCCTCTTGAAAAGACTGCGATGCAACCCGGATAGGGTTTGTCCACCGGCTTGCCCCATGTTAGAAAGGAGCGTGCTGCGAGTGACTTTGATCCGGCATATCCGGCGCGCTGAAGCATCGCGTTTGTAAAGCCGGCGCACCAAGCCGTTTCATCGTCATTGATCTCCGGGAAACCAGCGTCGCGGAAATAGGCAAGCACCGATGGATTGTGCTCCGGCCCGACTACTTCCTTGGTCCCGATCTCAGATCGAGCCAGCCTCATCCACTTCGGCTCACCGGACACCGGCTCATCTGCCGACTTCTCCGGCCTCGGAACCGTAGCCTTCCCGCCGAATATAGCGGCAAAGATCGCCTTGATGATGTCAATCAACCATTGCATTCGCTATGTCCTTCTGGCTTTTCAAAGAAAAAGCCCCTGAGAAGGGGCTGGATTTGAGATTGCTTGGTTCAAGTCAATCTTGTAAAAGACTGCTTCTCATGTTAGGCAATAAATCCATTTATGCCCATAGATGGAACGCAGGCCCGCTCCTCTTTTATCTCAAGAGGGGAGCGGGCTTTCTAATGTTTGGATCATGTCGTGTGCGGCGGCAAGTCTGCCATATCGGGATTGCTGGCGTCCATGTTCACGCCATTTGCAGATAACAACTCACGAGCCCATTGGTCCCTTCGTCGTCCATATCCACAGTCGTGTCTTGCGGCGCTGAATTGTAGATTCTGAATTTCAGAAACAGGATGGTATCGGGATTAATTTCCCCGCCTGCCGCTGGGGTAAATGTACGTGGGTCAACCCCGCCTGTGCCGTAATATGCAGCGATTACCACCAAGGGGGCATCACCCCCGGACGCAGCGACATTCTGGCTCGATGGATTTCCCGTTGTGCCCTCGCTGTTGACTGTAGAAGGCGTGATCATTGTCGCCGCCGGAGAACGCCGGAACACCGCCAACGCCTTCTTGTTTGCAAAGACAGGATCAATCCCCGCGATTGATGTACTACCTTCGCTTCCGTCAGCCTCCTTATAGCTGACAACCATTGCGGTCGTAGCGGAGGGGGTGAAACTAGCAAGCGCAGTAAAGTCCGTCGGCGTAGCAGGAGTGACAGCCCCGAAATCCTGACCGATATCGGCAAGGACCAGTAAATCGCCAGCCTGAATGTTAGGAGGCACCGTGATTGTATCATCAGTGCTAACGGCTGAATCGAAAAAAAGAATAGCTGCAGCGGACGAAGCAGCCATCATCAGCCCCGGAAACATCCCCGGCAAAAAGCTCGCCTTCTGAACAGGCGCGGGCCGGATGATTGCAGGCTTTGCAGGCAGCCAGATTTTCGGCGGAAGATCCCAGATCATGCCGGACTCCCATCAACCGCAGTCACGATGAACTGACCGGTCGCGCGGCAATAAATCGTAAGCAGATAGCCCTTCGTCGTCGTGATATCGTCGAGCGTTGGCGGTGCGCCGCCATACTCACTGCCGAAAGTAAGCGTGTCCGGTCCGCCATCACTAATGACGAACACCGTTCGGAACGTGCCGGGGATTTCATTGGTAGGATTGCCGAGAATGCGATTCGTGGTGAGCGTCAGCGTGAAGTTGATTCCCGCCGTCCAGTCGATTGCGACGGTGGCGGCATCTGTGAGCGCCACGAGGGCGTTCGCTGTTTGCAAATCTTGCGCCGTGATGGCGTGAGCGCCTGATGTGGCGGCGTAGATTTCTGCATCTGTTGCCAGATCAACGATGCCTTCTGTGCCCTCAGTCGCTGTCGCGGGGGTTGGTCCAGTTGGGCCGGTCGGCCCAGTCGCTCCCGTGACGCCCGTGGGACCAGTCGGGCCTGTAACGCCAGTTGGCCCCGTTGCGCCAAGGTCTCCGGCTCGCGCAAATTCCAGAACGCAAGGATCAGTGTTTGATAGCGTTCCAGCGCTCACGACATGAGTTAGTGCGAGCTGCGTCCAACCAGTATCGTCTGTACTGGCTCCGGTAATATTATATATCGCAAAATTTGCCGGGTCAGCGATCTGCTTGATATATAGCGTACCGCGAACCGAATTCGTACTATCATCCCATGCGAGGATGGCGTTGGTCACCGCTGGATTGCCTGTATCAGCAGAATTATCCGATACAGCCGCTGCTGTGACTGAGGCGAGCGTCGCATTGTTGAGGCGGAAATCACCGGCCCCAGGGTCAGCCATGGCGGTCGCGCTGTCGAACAGGAACCGATAACCGGGATGCGCACCATCAACGCCGGTTGGCCCTGTCGGTCCTGTTGCGCCGGTCGGCCCAGTGACACCAGTCGGCCCCGTTGGCCCGGTAACACCAGTGGGGCCAGTTGGCCCCGTTGCGCCAGTGACCCCCGTTGGTCCGGTAGGTCCAGTTGCGCCAGTCGGGCCTCCTGATGGCCCTGTCGGACCTTCCGGCCCTGTCGGTCCCGTTGGACCCGTTGGACCCGTTAACCCTGTTGACGCGTCAACCAAGCGCCCGCCAGTCAAGATCAGATCGCCGCCGTCGCCGTCGCAAAATATCGAAAGATGCGTCTCGCCAGCGAGAACCCCTATATAAGCAGGATCAGCCGTAGACCCCGGCAAAAGCCGCATCGACGTGTCTTTGTCGCCCGTGACCGTACCGTCGCCGAGCTTGATCCATATCGCATCCATGTTCCCCTGACGCGAGGTCAGGCGGATCATCGGAGCATCAGCAGGCAGCGGCGGGAGTTCGACGCGTTGATCCGTTTGCGTGACGGTGATTATATCACCATCACCCAAGGGGGCGAATATCGTCATGTTGTGTGGAGATCCTTAGAGGGCGTAGAAGCCGTCACCCCAGAGGGTGGCCAATCTTTCGAAATGGGTCTGGTATTTTTGCGCGACGGTATCGGTCGAATAGAGACTTACGGCGCGGTCTCGGATATAATGCGGATCGAGATCACGCACAGCGTCAGCCGCCGCCATGAACTCTTTGAGCGTGTGGCATCTGAACCCGGTCTTGCCGTCTTCGACGGTCTCTGTCGCGGCCCCGAATGGGGTGGCAATGACAGGGGTGCCGCAAAGCTGGGCTTCAACCGCCACATTTCCGAAGCACTCGACATACAGCGAAGGCATCCAGAGCGCCTGCGCCCCGGACATGAGCCGCCCGCGCTCCTCCGGTCCGACGACGCCGACATATTCGATATGATCGCCCTTTGGCGGCTCGCCCTGCCCGGCGATGATGAGGCGCTTTCCTAGGCGTTGGCAGGCTTCAACGGCTATGCCGTAGCCTTTGCGCTCGATCAACCTGCCCATGAACAGATGGTAATCGTCTTTCTCCGCACGGAAGGGGAAATCCCTAGGATCGAATGAGCCAGGAATGACGCAATCAAACAGGAGACCATCAATCGCGTTCGGATTGCTGTTTGCCGATCCCCAGCACAGATGCTGCCACGCCGCCGATTCCCAAATCCGATACTTGGCAAAGGTGCCGCCATAGCCGATACTATGTTCGACGGTCATCATGTGAGGGAAAGCGTCGGCAATTTCCTTGTGAGCCAGACCGCCCTGCACGCAGATGAAATCATGAGGCTGGGCGCGCGCTCTGATACCCTCGATTGCGCGCTGATTAAATGCCCGCCAATGTGGCAAGCTATAGTCGAAACTCGCTTCCACAAAATGTTTCGGCCCGACCGCTGCGGCGCGTTCTTCCTCGGAGATGCAAGGAATATGCTCTGTGCATTCTGCATCGCTCTCAGGCCCGGCGTAGAGAAACACCTCGTGGCCGTTCGTCGAGTGCATCATTCCACAGAACTTCCGCACTCTCTCGGTAAACGCACAAGCTGTGAAAGCTTCCGTAACGGAAGTATGCGGGAGTCCAACACAGTGTATGCGAAATTTTTGCATATTTGTTTGCTGCTTGCTTTCTGGCGGATGTTTTGTAGAGTTTGTTGCCGCGTTTTTAAAGCGCTGCAACGTGCAATTTGCATCTATTTTTATGGGCAAGTGATTTGTTGGTTTTATTGAAAAAGAGCTTACCATTTTACAGTGCGTGCGCCATGAACTGTGGGGTCAAGCTTCCCTTGGACACTAAGATCATGTCGAGAAAAGTCCGTCGAGGACTACGCAAGGGAACCTATGAGATTGAAGAGGCTGAAGCAGCCAGAGATCTTTTTCTCGCAAATGACACTGTACTGGAACTCGGTGCTGGTATCGGCTTCATGTCTAGCTATCTGCGCAAATACACAGGTGTTGGGCGAATTGTTGCATATGAAGCTGACGCCAGGCTAATCCCTTGCATCGAGCGCACTCACACGCTAAACGACGTCACCTCGATTGAAGTTCACAACGCTGTCGTTACGCATTCAGATGGCTCTGGAGCACTGCCTTTCTATATCAGAGATGAGTTTTGGGCCAGCTCGCTCTCGCCAAATCAGAAAGGGGTTGTTAATACGACATCGGTCCCAACAAAGAATTGGGCCGAGGTGCTTGCAGACATCAGGCCGACTGCGTTGGTCATGGACATTGAAGGCGGTGAAGTAGATCTGCTGGAAAATTGCGACTTGGGGTCTATCGACCGCGCTGTCATAGAACTTCACCCATCGAGAGGCGGCATTATCGGAATGGCGAAAGTATATACTGCCATCGTTAATCAGGGATTCACTCTCATCAGGGAGAGTGCAGATCGATCTGTGATTTCCATACGGCGGTAAAGGCGCACTTTAGTTCGCATTAACTGCATCTACCCAGCCGAGGCAGGCTAACCTGCTTGCGCTTATGGCGCCGACCCAAAAAAGATCTGATGTCTCCAGCGTGATATAAGCTACGTTGGAACTGGCAGCGCCTGACCCGGTGTCTAAAACCAGAAAAGGCGAGTTTGTCGCATCGTCAAACGCACCTGTGTCATCATTGGGAGAAACCATTGTCGTGCCATTGATCGCATGCACACGTACTTGTATAATGGGCGCGGTAGGCGGTACGTAAGATCCAGTTGCTACCGCGACATAGGTAGGGTTGGATCTATTGCCAGCGACACCGGAAGCCATAATCGGATAATTCGGCGTCGTGGAACCGGTAACGACCACATATTGCGCCCGGTTACCGACCTGCCTGACCCTGGTGAACGTCGCGCTACCACCTGTCCGTATCGCCCCGACGCGGTATTTATAGGTATAGCCGCTCGGCATGGTCGGTGTTGTGGCGGATGTGCTGGCCAGCCCTGCCGTCGTAGTGCCGTTGCTGATAATGAATAAGTTGTACCACGTATTGTTCGCAAGCGAGCCAGCATCAAGACCATTCGCGCCGGTTCCTGCGCACGCGACCGTAAGGTTGACAGAGCTTATCAAGATCGCGTTGTTGGACGTATCAAGCAGAATTGCATTATCTGCATCGATATCGATCGAGGTCGTCGGCGTTCCCGAATTGTTGGTGATAACGAGAGCATTGACGGCTGGCAATGCCGCAATGCCGAGACTGGCGCGCGCCGTCGCCCCGCTCTCAGCAACCCAGTTTGATCCATCCCCGACAATGATATTGCCGTCTGTCGGCGTCAGTGCGGCGATATCGTCGAGTTGATCATCATGCGCTTGCACATCCGTTCCGATTACATGGCCGGTTATGTCTCCCGTGACCGTCAGAGCGCCATCGATTTGCGCGTCGCCGGCAACATCAATGTCATCGAGCGCAAAGAGCTTGCCTGCATCGTCGATATAAACCCGCTCACTCCCCGCCGTGGCAAAGCCGAGACTGTCCGCGCCCTTCCGGTACATACCGGTGTTCGGGTCCGAGGCGAAGCCATAAGCGGGCGCTGCCGCCGATCCGTTCGCCCCCTTCAGAGCACCCGTCAGCGTCGTTTGACCGTCAGCCGCTACGGAGTTCGTGATCTCGTCGCCTGCGTCCGTGAAGTTGGCATTCACAGCCGAACTTGATATTGTCGTCGCTGGCGTAAAGCTGTTTGGCACCGAGTATGTGCCGGACCCGTTTCTGCTCATATCATTTTCCTTGTGGCTTGGCCGGTCACATTGCCCCCTGCTGTGCTGCGATGTGGTTGAGGTAGCTCGCGATCAATTCCGGCGGCACGCCCTCATTGATGAGCATCTGGACTTCTGACGGATCGTTTTGAGGGATGGACTGTGGATCGCGTGGGATCTGCCCTCTTGCCGGGTTCGGTGGCGGCATCTGGGCCATGTCATAGGCCTCCTTGGGATACCCGCCGACAAACTGTGAAACTTCCGGCATGTTGCGCGCCGTCCAGTTGCGCGCCATGTTCGTTTCTTCCGGCGTGTAATCTGTCATTTCAGCGGCGGCAGTCGGCATCATCATCTGCATGCCGCCGCCCATTGCCTTCATCGCAGTCGGGGCATAATTGGCAAGCGTGTTGGCAAGCTTGCGGCCGCCTGCGTATCCTGTCACGCCCATTGCGCCGCCGGTCAGACCGCGCGCCGTTTCGTCGAGCGCTCCGACTGTGCTCCCGTCAGCAGCCTGCGCATCGCCTGTTGCCAGATCATAGCCGACTAGCCCTGCAACAAGCGGCCCGGCAACGCCGACTTTCGGAAGCTTCTTGACGCGCGATGCAATCGTGCGCTTACCGCCGTGCTCGATATTCGCATCGGCTAGCGCTATCGCAAGATCGGATTTCGTCATCTTGCTGCGGCCGGGGATTTTCAGATCCTTGGCCTGCTGATACATGTAGGCTTTGGTGCCGGGGGAGAGCGCCGTTGGCTGGGGATCGGAAAGCGTCTTGGCCAGCGTGCCCTCTATGGTCTTTGAGGCCGCTGGCTGTGCCGGGCCGCGCCTAAGCTGATCAGACTCAATGATGGCGATGGATTTAGCGTCTGGGGCAACGCCGGGATTGACGGCATACGATCCGCCCTTTTCGAGAATCCCGGTTCCTGCGCCCATCATCCCCCAGCCAAGCGCCTGATTTGCCTGATCCGCATAATAGGAGTCACCGCCCTCATCGCCAAAGGCCAGCAGCGCGCCCTTGCCGAGCATAGCGCCGCCGCCGATTGTGTGTGGTAGTTGACGGCCAAAGACCCGCAATGCGGAGTTGCGGGACGGCATCGCACCGGATCGCTCTGCGCCAGTGCGCGCTCCCTTCGTTGTCGTGCGGCCTGCCATGCGATCGTCGGCAACGCCCTGTAGAACCTGATTACGCGATGTCTGAGAAACATTCGCTTCGCGGTTTGCTAAAGCGCCGAGCTTGCGTCCACCAAGATACCCAGCGGCAGGTGCAAGGCTGTGCGCGGCAATGTTTGAGGTGATGCCCCAGCCTGAACCAGCATCCTCCTGATACTGCTTCTTGCGCGCAGTGTCGATTTGGAGCGCTTCCGTTTCAGCATCACCCTTCTTGCCCTGCTGTTCAAGCTGTAGCCGCTGATTGGCGAGTTCCTGCTCCCGCAATCTGTCGGTCCGCGCCTGCGCTTCAGCCTCTTGTTGATTTGCCCGCTGCTCCAGTTGTCTGGTATACTGAAGTTTGTACTGGTTGAGGGCCTTGACGGTTCCGCTTTCTTTAGGCTTCTTTCCAAGCGATCCGTCGATTGAGCCATCGTAAAGACCCTTGCGCTGCAATTCTGTCTGCGCGGCGCGGATCTGTTCTGGCTTGCCAGAATCTATCATTTCCTGTAACTGGATCGGGTCTATATCCATGAGGACACCTTATGATTAGAGAGATTGTTTACGAGGAGACCTCTAGAGGGGTCATGGAGCCCAAGCCATCGCCGCACCAACGCCGGAAGATGCGCGAAGCAGAAAAGCGCAAGGCTGAAAAACGCGAAGCTTTCTGGGGTAATCTGTTCGGCACTCTTGGCTTGCTTCTGGCATTTGCCATGTGGGCACTAGGTTCATGGCTTGCTTTCGGTGGAGGCGCACGCTATCTGTGATTGATCCCTGCCATCCGGCCTTGGACTGGCTGGAATTCTTCGCCCTTAACATCGCCCCGTTCATGATCGTGTATCTGCAATGATAAGCCGCAAGACCGAACAGACCATTCAACTGATCTTTGTCTTAACCATGCTAATCACAGGATCATCTGGGATTGTTGCGCTGTTTCTCGGCGCAATCGGTCCGGCGCTGGGGCTATTGGTAATCGCCGCCATTTCCTATTACTTTTCCGATCTGGGGGCGGTCTAGTCGTCCTCACCAGAAGCTGCCACGGTGCCTAGTTCGGTGGCCGGACGACGACCAACGCGCCGATATTCCCGCATCATCGCCTGATACGAGGCGCGCTCTCCTGCCGTTGTCGCCTCTTCTGACAGTCTGCGAAGCATTGGAAGAAGCTGGGCCGGGTCCGTTTCGGTCAAAATACGAATGCGCTCCTGCGCAGCACGCTTCCCGATCCTGCGCGTCAGATTATTGGATAGATCTTCCAGAAGCTTTCCAAATCGTCCAGTTGCAAGATTGGCGGCCGTTCGTGCGCCTTCCATCATTTCGGCCATGTCATCTTGCAACGGAGCCGTTCTTGATCCGCTCAGCACGTCGCGTGTCGTCTCCGTCGTCCGCCCCTCGCGCTGCAAGCGTTGAAGAAGGCGCTGGCCGCGATCATACACTTGCTGTTGCTGCGTTCTGGTAGGTCCGCGCCGCGCCGTTGGTTGCGGATATAATTGCTCGACAATCTGTGTGAAACTGTCGGAATTGAACCGATCGGCAACCGCTGTGCCACGCCTCGCCCCTAGGGCTTCGCTGGCCATTTCCTTCTCGAAGGCCACGCGGGTCAATTCCTGCTGTGTCGGTGTCAGATCGTTGAATTCCCGCAACGCTCTGCGCGTGCGCGGCGTCAATCGTTTGCCTATGTCACCCCCGCGATCAAGGATGCGCTGCGTTGTGCGATTTTCCGCAAATCTCTGGTCAGCAGCAAGCAGATCAGGATTGTTTCGGCGTGCTGCATTATTCAGATCGGTTCGAAGCTGGGTCAGTTCACGCGTCAGCGGTGTGGGGCGGCCATCCTGCATCGAGCGGGAGATCATCTGGTCCAGTTCTTGGCGACGCTCCAAGTAAGTCGGCACATCATCGATGACATCCATTGCGCGGGTATAGCGCATGCGACCGCGCTGGCCCTCAACCATGCCGCCACGGAAAAACATGTCGATCGCATTATTCACCGAATTGTTGATCTCGCCGCCTTGTTGCGGACGCCGCGCACGCCAGCGGCGAATGACGGGAAGGATGCCAACAGGCTGCGCATTGTCGCGGGCGAGAGTGTAGGCAGCGCGCTCTTCCTGCCTGGCGGTCGTGGTGAGCCGCTGGATCTCATCATCGAAGTTGCGACCCTCCACACCAGACTGCTCAATAATGTCAGCCACACGCCCTGTCTGTCCTCTCTGACGGCTGATAAGCCGTTCAGCCGCGAGGGGATCGTCGGCAATCGCCATATCCGTGCGCGCTTGGTTGGAAAGCGGCATCGCATTGCCGGAACCGCGAAGCTCTTTCGCGGCGTCAACAACGTTGATCGGCGTCGGGTTTTGATCCAGATAACGCTGATGATATGCTCTAGCCGTGGGGGCTGTCAGCGGACGGCCGCGAGAGGCAAAGTCCGATACGATATCCTCTGCGGCTTCACCGGCCATCTGCCGCGAGATAATCTCGGCGATATCATCCTCTGAAAACCCGCGCCCGCGCAAATTGGCGCTGCCCGCAGGCGTGACGAGTTGACGGACATCATCAGGGTTGACGCCTGCTTCAACCATGCGACCGGCAATATCCTGATAGGCTGCTTGCTCTGGATTCCTGGCGCGCTGTATCTGTTGATTGGCATAGCGGCCAGCTTCACGCGTTCCGCTTACAAATCGACCGCCAAGGTTCAAGGCATTTGGAGCCGCGAAGCCACCGATAAGCCCTAACCCAGCCTCTGCGACAGGACCAAGCTCTTTCTCACGGGCATAGCCGACACCAGTCCCGGCTCCTGTCGTGGAAGCTGCTTCAATTGTCGCCGCCTTTCTGGGATTGCTGGCCATCGTCTGCAACATGCCCGGCGCGCGTGACCCCATTTGTGTTCCGGCCTTGAGCATTCCGCCGAATGGAATTGTTGAAGCTCCGGCAACTTCGCCGGTTGCCTGCGCATATCGGCCAGCTTCGGTTTCAGCCGGGCCGGCAACGTTGGCCCGCTTGGCAAGATCGAGTTGCGGGATGAGTTCGCCTTCGTATCCCATCAGCCGAGCCGCTTCATTGATCGGGACGCGCACGGGCGAACCGATCACATTCAGCATATCGTCAATGCCGGTGTTCGCGCCGTACCCGAAGCCCTTGGCCATATCGACAGCAACATCGGGCTGCTCGCCAGGCTGCCCACCGAGAGCTTGCGCAATATCGTCCTCGGTGAAGTCGTCCGGGAATTCGTGAACACTGCCTTCAAATTCAATGCGCATTATTGAACTCTCCGGGGCTTGCCGTCAGGACCGCGCTCCCATTTTACCACGCCTCCAGCATCCGTCTTCATCGGATCCAACCCCGCCTTTGTGCGCAAATCATTGTACGATGCCTGCATCATCTTTTCGAGCGTATCGAGCATTTCAAGATACTGCTCTTTCGACTGAGCTGTCTCAAGGCTGGCAATGGCCTCCTCACCTTTTTTGCCTTCGAAGTCAGTAACCTGGCCAGCGCCTTTCAAGGCTTCGCGGGCTGTCATGAAGCTTTGGCCCATAGCCTGCCGGTTTTTGACCTGGAAGTCGTAGGAATCACTGCCAGGGATCCAGCTTCTCGGATCGAATACCGATGATGCGCCTGTCCCGGTATCAAGTCCGGGATGCGTCCTGAGTGACTTTATCGTTGCGAAGGCATTCTGCATTGTCGTTTCGGCTGCGGGCAACGCCTGTCGTGCCTGCGTCTGGGACTTGCCAAGCTCTCTTTGCCCCGACTCACCTGCAACATCCTTCGGTATCATCGGGCCAGTCGGTTGAGCTGTGCGTTTGTTCAACGGTATAACGCCGGTGCCGACATCCTGGAACTGAATGCCAGGGAGCCATTGCGCACCCTCGGGAAGATCCACATCCTTGCGTCCACCGCCTTTGCTGAGTTGCGAGACGCGAACGTTGCCTTCGGCATCCTGATAATATTGCGGCGACGTGCCATATTCAGCATCGCCGGCTGCCTGCTCAGTCCCCGGCACGATCTGCCCCGTGACCGTATCGACAACGCCTTGCTTCGACGGACGATAGCGTCCAACCTTGTTCTGTGGCGTCATCGCTGCTTCAAGCAACTTCATCGCCAACGGAGCTGTCAGCCTGTTCCCAGACAATTTCTGGATCACCTGTGCTGTCTGCTGATCAATGCCGAATGGAGAACGCGGCGATGTAGGGGATGACTGACCGGCTTGCGGCTGCATGCCCGGTTGCCCGGCAGGCTGCGCCGATGGCTGTGCGCCCGGCTGCATCGCGTTGCCCGTATAGGGATCGATGGTCTGCGTCTGGACAGAGCGGGGGGCATCAAGATTGGCTTGGGGCTGCTGAGGAGCCTGCCCGCCCGCCCCGCCGCCTTTGCGGTCTGCCCATGCCCGAACATCGCCGACATTCATGTTGGCAAGAAACGGATTGGCTTCGACGGCCTGCTGTCCGAGCACCTGCGAGACCGGCGCGGATGGATCGGCCCTGAGCAGCCGCGTTGCGCCGCCGGGGCCGGCAAAATGTGCAAGGTAGACATTCCCCGGCGTCGCCTCAAACCCGTATTTCTGGAGGATCTGGCCGTTGTCCTGCGCATAAAGACCGGTTATTTCACGTGAAAGCGCGGGATCGGCGCGCATGGCGAGAAGTTCTTCATTACTCTGCCCTTGCGCCAGTTCCGGCTTGTGGCGCCGTACCATGTCCAGCCATGTGGCGTCGATGAACTGGCCGGAGCCGTAAGCTGATGAACGCGGGTTTTTCGCAGTCGGATTGCCGCCGCTTTCCGCCATGATGATGTTATCGACAACGCTTCCGCCTTGCGGACGTGCAGCCGCGCCGGTCCCCGCCTCGATCTCTGGTCTTGCGGGCTGGCTCGAACGCCACGGCGC